AGTTATAGGAAATCAAGGAACTCAAGGAAATACTGGAGCTCAAGGATCTCAAGGATTCCAAGGAATTATAGGAAATCAAGGAACTCAAGGAAATACTGGAGCTCAAGGTTCTCAAGGGTATCAAGGAATTATAGGAAATCAAGGAACTCAAGGAAATACTGGAGCTCAAGGTTCTCAAGGATTCCAAGGAATTATAGGAAATCAAGGAACTCAAGGAAATACTGGAGCTCAAGGTTCTCAAGGGTATCAAGGAATTATAGGAAATCAAGGAACTCAAGGAAATACTGGAGCTCAAGGTCCTCAAGGATTCCAAGGAATTATAGGAAATCAAGGAGCTCAAGGAAATACTGGAACTCAAGGTCCTCAAGGATTCCAAGGAATTGTAGGAGTTCAAGGACCTCAAGGAAATACTGGAGCACAAGGTCCTCAAGGATTCCAAGGAGTTATAGGAAATCAAGGAACTCAAGGAAATACTGGAATTCAAGGTCCTCAAGGGTATCAAGGAGTTATAGGAAATCAAGGATTCCAAGGTAAAACTGGAGCTCAAGGATCTCAAGGGTATCAAGGAGTTATAGGAAATCAAGGAACTCAAGGAAACGCTGGAGCTCAAGGATCTCAAGGATTCCAAGGAATTATAGGAAATCAAGGAACTCAAGGAAATACTGGCTCTCAAGGATCTCAAGGACCTCAAGGCACTCAAGGAAATACAGGAACTCAAGGAGTTCAAGGACCTCAAGGAAATACTGGAGCTCAAGGAACTCAAGGATATACAGGAGTTTGCGAATGTGATAAAATAATAATAGTAACAAACGATGATGATGTAAATTGTTCAAATTTATTAAGTATAGTCGATCCGTCAGGATCATCACTAACATTATGTGATTATTATAAACTTACAAATTTAACAGCAAAAAAAGTTACTATTTATGATATAAATGGATGTACAAAAGACTTTATAATTTCAAAAGATGGAAATGGTAATTGCACATGTGAAGAAAAAGAAAAATGTTGTAAAAATGGAGATTTAAGCAAAGTTGTTCCTGGTAGTGGTGGATTAACTCAAGGACAAATTTTAAATTCATTAAACGCTTATGCAAATACATTATCTCCTCCTTTAGGTCCTTATACTTTAAATAATTTATGTATGGCTTATAATAGTGATGATAATAAAATTTTTCAACCTGATGGCATTTACTATACGGAAAGTGACAAAGTATATAAACTTGAAGTAGAAAAAGATGACTGTGGATGTAAAATAATTTCATTTGAACTTTTTGGTTGGATACGTACATTTGCTAATCCAGTTTTAAATACACAAAATACATCACAAATATTTAATTTAGATTCAGTTTATATAAAAGGATCAGGAGCTTATAGAATACCAATTGAAATAAAAAATTCTATAACAGCTACATCAGGAACTTTTATATCATCATATTTATATCAAGCAACAGCAACAACTGTTTTAGAATCTACACCAATATGGCAATATTATACATCAATCTATAATCCATATCCTACATTAACTGGTTTTCAAGGTTATGTATTAACAAATACTGGTACAAGTGTAACTTGGAATAATATTTCAGGATTTCAAGGAAATCAAGGATTTCAAGGATTTCAAGGTTCACAAGGAAGTGGTTTGCCAACACCAAATCAACAGACTGATATTGGAAAAATAATTACATACGCAGGACAGCCCCAAGGAGGTATTATATGGAATACAATCCATAATTTAAATATATCTGGATTTACATCAGTTGCAAACGAACCACGTACAATAACAATATTAGATGATTCAACATGGAATTATTCAGATCCTAATGTATTTTTTGCAGCTGGAAATATGCAAAGTACAGTAGCCGCAATTAAAACTTTACAAACTAATTATAATCGTCTTTTATCAAAATTAGTATTTTAAAATTTAAATTTTTGAATATATAAAAAAATTTAAAAAAATACTCGAATCAATGGATGATATTATTCAACAAAACTTACATTCGTTCGTATACACTTTCGGTAGTATAGCGTTAATGATATTATTATATTTATTAAATAAAATAACCGGTGATTTTATTGTAAGTACAATAAAAAAAATATTTAAAAATATATATGAATTTATTATAGGCGATAGAATAGATGTAAAATCTCAAAATATAATATATTGTATAAATAATGATTTATCTGAACTTAGAGTTTATACCGAAGCTTCAAGAGCTTTTGTATTAGAGTTTCATAATGGCTCAGAATATTTGTCAAATTTTCCACAATGGAAATTATCTCAAAGCTACGAAAAAAATGCTCCTGGTATTGCGTACAATGGTTATGAATTTCAAAATATACCAGCAACATTAATATGGGATGATTATTTAAAAATATTTTTTGATAAAGATATAGAATTACCAAAAGGTATAATTAAAATTGATTCTATTAAAAAATGTCCAAATATGTGTAGTGAAAATAGACCAATTTTTTTAATTACAACTGAAAATTTAGATTACGATGCAGGACCAGCACGAAGTCTTTTTGAAAAAAGAGGAATAAGATATAGTATACAAACTCCTATAATATCAAATTTTAATAAATCAATTATTGGAATAGCAGGTTTAGATTATATTGATGAAAATGTAGATTTAAACGAAATAAATGAGTGTTTTTTATGTAAATTTAGTTCAAATTTAGCATTTATTTGGAATGATAGTATTAAAAAACAAAAACTTTTAAAGCATCATATAAAAATTTTACAAGAATAAAAAAAATAAAATGTAAATTACAAAAAATTATGATATTTTTCAAAACATTTAAATATTTATATTTAGATTTTAGAGCATTTTTATATGCAGTACAACAAGGTAAAAAACTAAGAGTTACAAATGAAATAGCAAATCAACGAATAGGAATTTGTAAAAATTGTGAAAATTTAAATCAAGAATTTAAAATTTTTAATTATAAGTTTTTAAGGTGTGGTATTTGTGGATGTATTTTACGAGCAAAAACAAAATTGACATTTGAAAATTGTCCTGATAATCCTCCTAAATGGAAATCCTCGTTTTAGAGGATTTTTTTTTAAACAAAAATGAAAAATTTTAATATAAAAAACAAAAATTATAATAAATGGCTATTATTATTTCATCTACAGGTGTTGTAACTGAAGTTGCTCCTGATCCTCAAGTTGGATATTTTACAATGAAAACAATTTATAATTTTTTAAAAGCTTTAGTTGAACCTGTTTTTATAGGCACTAAATGGATGTTTCATTGTAAAACAGGTTTATCTTTAGGATACCAAATAAATAAGCAAGCTTCGGAAATTGCAGGATTTTTAGTATATGGTGATGTTTTAATAGCCGATGATTTTGAACTTTCGTCAACTTTTTTTATTCCAGAAGATTTAAAAAATGAAATAAAAAACGAAATCATAAAATTTTATAAAAATTTTGAACAAAGTTATCAAAATGAATTATCACAAAATATAAAACAAAAAAGAAGTAAAAGGGATATACTTTCTTTACTTAAAGAAGATGATGAAACGATTAATGAATTTACACAATCATTAAATAGAAAAGAAACAATAACTGAAAAAATAATGTCAAGTTTATATAAATATTTGTTTGGTAGTAAAAAAAGTTTTAAACAATTAATGAAAAATTTTATATTAAAAATAGATAATACAGAATTTGTAATTGAAGATTCGTTAGAATATAGGAATAAAATATTTAATGTTTTATTACAATTTTATATTAATAAAGAAGATTATGAAAAATGCGAAAAAATAAAAAAATATATAGAAAATTTAAACAAATATTACGAGGTTAAAAATGAAAAAAATTGAGTTAAATTTATTAAACTCAAAATTATTAATTGATTTTATTATAAAATTTAGAGTTTTAGATAAAAATATTTTATTAGAAATTAGTAGTGACAAATTAATAGCAAAAACATTTAAAGATGAATTAAATATTATGAAGTATGGAATTATAGAATTTGATGATATATTTGCATATTCCAAAAAAAATGATAAAATAGATGAAACTATAAAATTATGGGTTTATAATATCGATAAATTTAAAGCAGCTTTATTAGCAGTAGGAGATTGTAAATTTATTATTTCTTATGATGAAACTGATATGTCAGCTACTCAAATCGAATTAAAAACAAAAAATATTAAAAAAATAATAAAAGTTTTAAATAATTTAGAATTTAACGAAATTGAAGGTGACAAAATTGAAAAATTATTTGATATAAAAAATTGTTTTGCTAATATTTATTTAAATAAAGAATTTTTATTTAAATTAAAACAATTAACTGATTTAGAAGTTGAAGGCGGTTTTGTAATTAGTACTGAAGATTCAAAAATTATTTTTATAGGTTCTGAATTTGAATTAAATTTTGACGGAGAATTTAAAATTTTAAATGATGAAATTAAAAAATTTATAGTTAATCGATCAATTTTTAAATTTATAGATAACGAAGATTATAATGTTTATTTGAAAGAAAATGCTATTTTATTCTTTGACAATAATAATTTTAAATTAGCATCAGGTTTATTGGAATCGCAGGATGAAATTAACTAAAGAATATGAAAATATGACAAAGGAAGAACTGGAAATTGAATTAAAAGGTTTAATTTCTAATAGGAATAATGTTTCAAATTTAGAAAAAGCTATAAAACGAATTTTAGTTTCTTCCTATGGTGTATTTGGTAATAAATATTTCAATTTTTTTAATAAAGATATAGCTGAAACAATAGCATTACAAGGACAAACGTTAATAAAATTTTCAAGTGATATTATAAATAAATATTTTTTAAATTATTGGCATAAAGATAAAAAATTACATAAAACATTAAATATTACTGATGTTAAACCTATAGATCGTAATTTAATTATAGCTGGTATTGTTGATTCATTGTTTGTAGATTTTAATACTGTAATTAATAGTTGTAAATTTGAATATTCAAAAATTGAATTTATTTTAAATCTTTATAATTATAGATTAAAGCAGTTTATAAAATTACAAATAGATAAATTTTCAAATAATTATAATACAAATAGTATTTATAATTTTGAATTAAAATCAGTATCTGAATATGCTGCATTTTTTTCAAAAAATCATTATATTTTATCAATTAAATGGGCAAATGATATAGTATATGAATCGTTAGAGAAATTTAAAATTGCAGGCGTTGAAATTATAAACAAAACATATCCAAAATTTGCAAGAGACAAATTAAATGAATTAATGAAATACTTTTTTAAAAATAATTTTAGTATATCAACTAATGAAATTATTGAAAAATTAAAAAATTTAAAAAAACAATTTAAACTTCAAGATATTAATGATATTTCAATGTCAATTGGTATAGGAGAATATGAAAAATATGTCACTCATAAAAAAAATGAAATTATAATTGAAAGCAAAACTCCTATACACATAAAAGCAGCAGCAAATTATAATAGTGAATTATTAAAAAATAAAAACTTTAGAAATAAGTACATGCTAATACGCAAATCATCAAGAATAAAATATTTTTATTCAAAAGGAAATTATGAAACTTTTGCTTTTATAAATGGATATTTTCCTATTGAATTTGCGCCAGAATTTGATTACGATAAAATGTTTCATAAATTAATAGTTGAACCTATTCAAAAATTTATGAAACTTTTTAATAAAAATAATATACCAGAAAATTTAATAACATTTAAAAAAATTTTTTAAAATGGCTGATAAAATAAGTATTGAAGATATAAAAAAGAAAATTGAATATTTAACAACTTCTCAAGAAGTTTGGGGTCCTTCAGATGACAAAATAAAAGCAGATTTAAGTTTGGCGTATATGAGAAAAAAATTAAGAGAAGTTTTAGATGATATTACAAATTTTGAATTGTATATTGAAGATTACATAAAACAAGAAATTGACAAAGTTATAAAAAATGAAATTCCAAATAAAATTGGATTAGCAACGAACAGTATAAACTTTAATATTGATTTAAAATTAACAACAATAAAAGACAATATAAATATTTTATATAAAAATGAAACATTAATTAGTCAAAAACTTAAAGATTTACTTGGTTCTGAATTGAAAATTGAAGAAATAAAAGGAAACATTTAATGAAACAATTAAATCCACCTATTTTAAAACAATTTGATGTTCATAGAGCGTTGGATATAATATATGATAGTGCAAATAGTAATGTAGTTGGATATTTAAACGAAGATCCTGATGAACAAGCTTGGTTCTTTTTTATAAAAGATTATATAAGTGAATTATATTCTACAAAGGATAAAGCACTTGAAGAATTGGTAAAATTTTATATTCAAAATAGGTATGATACTTTATTTAGTAAAATGGGATTAGTAAACAATGAAAATTTTGTAAAAGGAAAATAGAAATGGCAAAAAAGAAAATAGAAGAAAGTATTGGGTCCAAATTTTCAATAAATGATTTGGCAAAAAAATTAAGTATATTAAATTTAGTCGAGGAAATTAATATTGCAGATACGAATGAACGAGTTAAAATTAAAGATTGGATTAGTACAGGTAATTTATTATTAAATGCACAAATTTCAAGTTCTTTAGAAAAAGGTATACCTTCTGGTAGAACTGTATTATTAGCCGGAGAATCTGGATGTTTGCATCCTACTCAAAAAATAAAAGTATACATATCTCAATTTGACGAAGAAAAAGAAATCGAAACTATATAAAATCACCAATAAACTTTAAGAAATTTTTTAAAAGCGAGATTTTAAATGAGCATGATAGAAGAAAAATTAAATGAATTATTAAAATTTTATGGAAATTTTTGTGAAATAGAAAAAGTTTTTAATATTAGTAAATATGATTTAGATGATAAACTAATTGAAAAAATATTTAATATTCATTGTGAAAAAAATTCAATAGAGATTGAAGTAGAAGAATTATTTACAAAATATAAAGATAAGCGAATATATGTAAATTCGTTAGATGGCTATAATAAAATAAATAGAATTTTTAAAAAGTCAAAACGTAAAATGTATCAATTGTTAACTAAAGATTATTCAATTAAATGTTCTTATGACCATTTAATTGAAACACCCGAAGGGTTTATTAAAACTGAAAATTTAAATATAAATTCTTTTGTAGTTGGCGAAAAAGGAAATCAAGTAATTTTAAGTAAAGAAACAATAGAAGATTCTATTGTTTATGATTTTGAAATTAATCATATTAATCATAGATATTTATGTGGTGGGTTTTCAAATCATAACACAGGTAAAACATTTTTATGTCTTAATATAGCAAAAAATGCACAAAAAAAGGGTTATAAAATAATATGGATCGATAGTGAAAAAGCTGCTGATGATTTAATGTTTGAGCGTTTTGGAATCGATACGACATCAATGATTTATGTTGATGATATTGATACAGTGAATAGACTTTCAACATTTCTTGTAAATTTTGTTGATATGTTACAAGAAGCAAAAGCAAAAAATGTTGAGGTTGATAAATACATAGTTATTATAGATTCATTAGCTAATTTGTCAACTGATAAAGAAATAAAAGATGTTCAAACGGGTTCTGACAAAGCTGATATGACAAGACCTAAAGAATTAAGAAGATTATTTAGAGTTTGTACTTCAAAATTAGGTAGAATTGATATACCAGTTATTATAACTAATCATGTTTATGCTTCTATTGATATGTTTACACATGGAAATACAATGTCAGGTGGAGGAGGTCCTGCGTATAATGGTTCAATAATTGTAGAATTATTTAAATCACAGTTAAAAGAAACGGCTGATTCTGCAGCGACTGGAATAGTAGTTCGTTCTGTTATTAAAAAATCAAGGTTTTCAAAATCAAATATTCCAATAAAGTTTCATATTTCGTTTTATAAAGGTATGAATCAGTATGTTGGTTTAGATGATTATATTGATTGGGAAACATGTGGAATTGGTTGGGGTAAAATAGAAAAAGGTGAATTTATACCTACAACAACTGGTAGAACAATAGCAGTTAAACATTTAGAAAAACATATATCGCCAAAAGAATTATTTACAAATAAAGTTTTTACAAAAGAAATTATAAAAGAGCTTGATAAAAAAATTCAAAAAGTTTTTGAACTTCCAAAATCAAATGATTTAGAAACTGAATTAGAAGATATAGCAAATATAATTGAGTTTGAAAAAAATGAAGTAGAACTAAATGAAACCGAGGGTTAAAAACGATGACAAATTCTATTCAATTAGAAAAAATACTATATTCTTATATAAGAAGTAATCCAAGTTTATATAAAAAAGTAAAAACTAATTATTTTGAAAATAAAGAATTAGCATTTATTTATAAAATTGAAAAAGGATTTGTTGAAAAATTTAATTCAATACCAACTTCAAAACAAATTAAAGAACTTATAAATATTGAATTTGAAAAAAATAATGAAATTGATATTGATACATATTTTACGATAATAGATAATTTATATAAAATTGATTTAACTGAATATGACATCGAATGGTTAAAAAAGACAATTGAAGCTATAATTTATTGGAAAACTTTAGATAATTCGATGTTTGATGCTATTACTTTTATGAAGTCAAGTGATGTAAAAGTTGATAATGTTGTCGAAATAGTTGAAAAAGTAAAAGAAATAATTTTAGAACGAAATAATTTATCGTTTGGTTTTAGTCAAGGATTAGATTTTTTAAATTATGAAGCACATATACAATCAAAAGGTGATTATTTTACGACTGGTTATCCATTTTTCGACAAATGTTTAGGTGGCGGTTATAAAAGAAAAACTTTAGTAGCATTTTTAGGTAAACAAAAATCTGGTAAGTCGTTAATAATGACAAATTTAGCAGCTGAATTAATTAAACTTGGAAAAAATGTAGTTATTGTAACATTAGAAATGTCAGAGAAATCAGTCATTAAAAGAGTAGGTTCGAATTTATTAAAAATAAATATGAAAGATTATGATGAAATTTCAAATGATGAAAAAAAATTTAAACTTATTTTAAATAAATTTAAAAAACGATACGAATCGCGTCTTGATGGATTAGGTAAATTGTTTATAAAAGAATTTCCAACAAGTGCTGCTGGCGTACCAGAAATAGAAAATTATATTAAACAATTAGAAGAAGTACAAAATATAAAAATTGATACTGTTATAGTTGATTATATAAATATTATGAAAAATTGGAGAAATCCAAATTCTGAAAATACTTATTTAAAAATAAAAACAATTGCTGAAGATTTACGAGCTATGGCGGTTAGAGGAAATTATGTTGTTATTACAGCAACACAAACTGTTAGAAAAAAAGAATCAAGTACTGAATTAAGTGCAGAAGATGTATCCGAATCAATAGGTTTAATTTCAACAATTGATGCATTATTTGGAATAATTCAAGATGAAAGTATGAGAGCTGATGGAAAGTATATTTTAAAGGCATTGGCTTTGAGAGATAGTGAATATACACATGAAAAACAACATTTTTTAGTTAATTACGAACAAATGAGAATTAAACAAGATATGAATACTCAAAGTTATTCAAATGACAATGTTTTTAAAAATGTTAATGAAATTAATGGAGATACCGATGAACCGACGACCTGGGGATAAAATACTTGACAATTCATACAATTTAGGAACTGTTGAGTTTGAAAGTTATGAAAATTTTGTTATAGATCCTACGTTTAAAGATACAGTTGATGATTATACAAAATATCATGATTATAAATTGTACGAAATTTTGGACAATATTATAGAAAATTCAAAATGGAAAGAATATAAAACAATAAATAAAAAAATATCAAAATTTGATATTTCTGAATATTTTGAATATATGCGATCTAATTTTAAAGAAACAACTTATTCAGAAATTGAAATATTTATAACAATAGCAGATATTGTGAATATAAACTATAAATTATTTTACGATATGATTCCAAATCAATATAAAACAATTTTATTAAAAGAATTGGATAAAAATTATGATATTTTTAAAGATATAAAAAGTACAAAATTATTTTAAAGGAAAAATATATGGAAATGCCACCGAAAATGTTCTCTGTGAGAGCTGAAGATATTGTAGTAGGATCTATTTTTTATTCAGATGATTACGAAAATGGAAATGGTATAGTACCATTTAAATTATTGGAACCGATGATTGAAAAAAATGGGGTTATCATACTTAAAGTTTTAAATTTAAATATGAAACAAGAGCAAGATTTTTTAATAAATAAAACAATGCCAAGAGAAATTTTTTTAGATAAATTAAATACAAATTGGAGAAGAATATGACAAAAATAATATTTGGAATTAAAATCCCTAAAAGGATAATTTTACAAGATAATGATTTTAAGCATTTTAAAATTTATGATATTTATGATGAAAAGTATGTAATATTTGGAATTTTTTTTAAAGAATATGATAAAATTTTTGAAATGACTGATGAAATAATGGCAACGATGAATAAGATTTCAGAATTAAACGTTGAGACTGAAGACAACGAAAATTTTGTAAACGATGTAACTAAATTATTGTCAAATTGGTCAAAAGAATTAGATGCTATAGAACAAACTGAATATACCGAAGATATTATAAAACAACAAGAATACCTGGATTTACCTCAAAATTTAGAATTTAACTGGTATTTTGTGAATGAGTAGAATTTTTTTAATTTCAGACATACATTTTGGTGTTCATAGTAATTCAATTGAATTTTTAAAAAATCAAGAAAATTATTTTTATAATTTTTTAATACCTATTTTAATTGAACATAGCAAAGATTCTTGTTTATTTGTATTAGGCGATATTTTTGACAATAGAACTATAACTAATAATAGAGTTTTGTATAGTGCTTTAAAAATATTTAAATATATGTCTGAAATTTTACCAATTTATATTTTAATTGGTAATCATGATTTAAATAATTTAGAAAATTCAAATGAAAATTCAGTAACTCCAATTAAAATTTTTGAAAATATTCCAAATATTAAAATAATTTATAATAAAGAAATTTTAAATTTTAATAATAAAAAAGTATATGCATTGTCTTGGGTTGAAAACCACAATGATTTAAAAAATGAATATGAACTTGTAAAAAAATCAGATGCTGATTACTTTTTTTGTCATACAGATTTTAATGGGGTATCTTATAATAATTTTTCAAAAATAGAAAATGGTTTAGAGTTAGATAGTGACAATAAAATAAAAATATTTACAGGACATATTCATTTACGACAACAAATAAATAATTTATATGTAATTGGTAGTCCCTATCATATAACAAAGAATGATATTAATAATAAAAAAGGAATTTATTGGATTGATTTAAACAATGGTGAAATTAATTTTATTGAAAATAATTATTCACCAGAGTATAAAAAAATTCAGTATAAAGACATAAAAAATATTGATTTTAAAAATGAAATTAATAATAATTTTGTAGAAATTGAAATAAATGAAGAAGATTTTAATAATGATATTATTAAAAATTTTGAAAAAGGTAATGCAAAAAAAATAGAATTTTCAGTTATTAAAAATAAAGATGATGAATTTATCGAGGAAGTTGAAATATTTAATAATGATATATTTACATCTATAAAAAATTATATAAATTCTTTAAATTATGATGAAAATTTAAAAAATATTTTAGTAAAAAAAATAGAACAATATTTATAAAACAGTTTAAAGTAAACTATGAAAATTAAAAAAATTACTTTTCAAAATTTTAACGCTTATGGTAATCAACTCCAAACTTTAGAATTCAACAACGATAATTCATTTGATTTAATTTATGGTAAAAATGGTAGTGCAAAGTCTACTTTAAAAGAAATTATAGAATTTGCTATTTATGGTAAAGTGATTAATAAAAATTTAAAAGATTTACCAAATCGTATAAACAAAAATTTAAAAGTTGAAATTGATTTAGAAATAAATGGTAAAAATTTAAATATTCAAAGAGCTTTAGAACCTACTTTATTTAAAGTAGAATTAGAAGATGATGATAAATTTTCAAATAAAGCAAATAAATCAAAACAACAAGAGCTTATAGATGAACTAATAGGTATACCACAATTATTATTTAATAATACAATAGCTGTTTCAATAAATAATTTTAAATCTTTTGTTGAGTTGTCACCCGATGATAAAAGAAAAATTATAGATAAAATTTTTGGAATTGAAATAATTAATAAAATTAATGAAGATGTTAAAAATGAAGTAAAATTAACAAATAAAAATATTGAATTATTAAATAATAAAATAGATATACTTAATAATCAAAACAGCGAATTAAAAAATAAAATTGCTTCAATTTTAAAACAATTAAAAGAAAAAATTCAAATTGATATAAATAAAATTGATGAAAAAATTAATGATTTAAATATTATAAATATTGAATTAAGTAAAAAAGAAAAAGAACTTAGTTCAAAAATTAATAAAATAGAAGCAAATATTTTAAAAATTAAAAATTTAGTTCAAAAAAATAAATATGAACAATCGTCAATAGAAGAAAAAATTAATTTATTTAGTAAAAATCAATGTCCTGTTTGTGGTTCACCATTTAATACTGATGATTTTAAAAAATTATTAGACGAATATAAAAAAGAGTTTAATGAAAAAGAAAGTTTAATTAAAGAATATTTAGTTAAATTAAATAAACTTGATGAACAATTATTAAAATATAGACAAAAATATAATGAAATTTTAAAAGAAATAAAAAATATTGAATTTAAAATTTCGGAATTAGTTTATGAAAAAAAATCAATTTCAAATAAAGAAATAAATGATAACACAAGTGAACTAAAAAGTATTATTAAATCAAATTTAAAAAAAATCAAAGAATTTAAAACAGATTTAATTACTTTTGAAAATGAAAAAGATATTCAAAACAAATTGATGGAAATTTTTTCTGATAAAGGTTTTAAAAAGTATTATATAAAAACACTATTACCTACAATTAATAAAAAAATACCAGAATATTTAAAAAAAATAAATGTTAATTATAATGTTAAATTTGATGATAATTTTAATGCTAAAATAACTTCTTTAGGTGATGAGATACAGGTACACACATTATCAACAGGGGAAAAGAAAAAAATTGATATTTCAGTTTTAATAAGTATTTTATACTTTTTAAAATTAAAAATTCCATCAATTAATTTGTTATTTTTAGATGAAGTTTTTTCAAGTTTGGATATAGAAAGTATTGATAATTTGTTACTTATTTTAAAAGATTTAAGTAAAGAATTAAATTTCCATACATTTGTCATAAATCATAGTATTATGGACGAGAATTTATTTGATAACTGTTATTTTATAGAAAAAATTAATGGTTTTTCAAGAATCAAAAAAAATATATAAAAAAATAAAATTTTAATGTCTGAATATTTATACAAACAAAACTTAAACGATGATTTTGTTTTTAATTTAATAGTTGCTTTAATTCAATTTTTAAACAACAAATTAATTATTAAACAATATTTAGACAACGAAGAAACTGAATATATAATTCCGTTTTTTTATAATGCATCTGGTGATGAAAGATTTATACAAGATATTTTTCAACAAACAGCTTTTAATCAAAGTATAAGAAATAAAGTTGCTGAGGGTAGTTACGATATTATACCAAGAGGTCACATAACTTTGTCATCTGCCTCGATTATTGCATCTTCTTTAACAAATAGATTTGTTAGAGGAGAATATCAAGTTGAAACCATGACTGAAATTGAAACAATGTCTGCTAATATAAATATAATTCCTTTAGGTTTTCAATTTGAAGTTAAAATTAAAACAGATACTCTTTCGATGTTAATGAGAGTTTGGGAAAATATTGTAAAAATATTTTATAAATCTCATGCTTTTGAATTTATGCACGAAGGAATGCCAATTAGAGCTCATGTTGGATTTCCAGAAGATAATACATTTGAACATAGTTATGAATTTTCATTTGGAGATTTGAATGAAAATTCATTAACTTTTAATTTAGAAATAGAAAGTTATATGTATGTTAAAGATCTAACAAGTGAATTTAAAAAATCTCAGCGAATGGAAGGATTTAATGTAACTACTCACAATTCAGATTTTAATTTTAAAAATATTGGAGACGAAATTCCAATTGGTGATTATATTGTCAGTGACAGTTTAAATACAACATCTATTGGTAATGTCAACGATATAAACTTAAATGATGACAGTGATGGTAATAAAATTTATGATGATAAAGATCACTCAACCGGAAGAGTTTTAAATAAAAATATCGAAATGAATTAAAAAACAAATGGAAAATTTTTTAATATATAAAAAAAGTTTGTAAACTACAAAATAAAAATACATAAATGAAAACATTTAAAGATAGACTTATTGCTTTAGAGCTGGAAACAACAGTTCAAGAAGTAAAAAATGAATGTAAGAGAATTTTAGAAATTGTTCAATTTGGCAACGAACATTTATTACGAGAATCGATTTTAGAGGCATTATCGATGTTAGAGGTATTATCAAATATTAAATTAGATAAACCTGCTAAAAAATTTTTTGAAAATGAATTAAAAATTCAGACTATAAATACAATGAAATTAGAAAAGTCATTTAATGATATATTTGAGTCTGAAGCTTTTAAAAAAAATGTTCAAATTCAGTATCCGTTAAATGGTCTTTATAAAAATTATAAAAATGGAGTCAATACAATTTATATAGCAGAATCGTTATTAGAAACAATTAAGCCTTATGATTATGATCCAAAAATTGAAAAGGTAGTTAATCAAATAGCAGAAATTTTTAAAAAATATTCAGAAGATATTGATTTAGCGAAATCAATATACGAAATGAAAGCTTCGAAATATTCGTTAAAATTTAATAACATAATCGATTTATTAGAAGAACATTTTTATGAAAAAAAATCAAGACGTTCATTAATTGAAAAAATGAAAATATATTCTTATGATCCAAATGTTATGGAAGCAATGAAAAGAATTGCAAAATACGAAAACGATGATTCTATGTTTTTAATTAACGAAAATAAAGCATACGATATAAATAATGTATATTCGTTTATTTATATTGACTCTGAAATTTCTGAAGATATGAAATTTTATACAAGTGGAAGATATTTTAATTTTAATGGAACTGAATTAACTCAATTAGACGAAAGTGAAAAATTAGTTTTACCAGAAACATTTAAAGTAATCAATGAATTCATTAATAATGGTTATATTAAAGTAACTGAAAATAAAGTTTTAATTAATATTAATAATTCACAAATATTATTAGAAATTAGAGATGATTTACCTAATAGAGCATTTTTAAATAACATAGAAATTACAAATGATGTTTATAAAAATTTAATTGAATCAAAATTATTTAATCCATTACATTATTCTGATTTGTCAAAAATTAAAAAAGTATGGGAAAATCTTGATACGTTAATAAATATTGATATTGCTCAAGAAATTAAGTCTAAACAGGGCTTTTCAAAAGCAATAGTTTTTAAAGTTAATGAAGAATTTTATTTATTAAAGTCTGATCCTCAACGAAGAATTAGTATATTTGAAAAAAATATTAATGGTCTTCAATTGCGAAATTCCTTGTTTGAATTTATGAAGTATGATATTTCTGAAAAATTATTTGAATATTTAAAGGGACCTGCTAAAGAAATAGGTATATTAAAAGAAAAGCAATCACAAATACAAACTAAAATTAACGAATTATATCAAAAATTAATCCAAATTGATGAACAAGTTAAAGCTGATATTTTATTAAATGATTCAAAATCTATTGAGACAATTAATAAATTAAAAATTATTATAGAAGACGAAATTAATAAATTAAAATCTGAGTATTTTTCATTAGAAGAATCAATTAATGAAATAAGTAATATTAGCGAAGATGACAACGCTTTAAAAGTAGGTGATACAATAAGAATTAAAAACTCAGGTATTGTTGGAAAAATAACAGCAATAAATACAGTCACAAAAGAAATAAGTGTTTTAGATGATGAAGGTAATACTATTTCAACTAGTTTAGATGATATAGAAAAAATTGATGGTGAAATTGCACAAAATTTAACAGATATAGAAGCAAAGGCCGCTAAGGCAAATAGTTTACATTTTGCAACTGAAAAAGATGAAAGAGCGAAAAAATTATTTGGAAAACTTAAAAATTTAAATTAAAAAAATGAAATCAATATCTAATTTATATGAAGATATAGGAAAAACTGGAAACAATAATATAGGTTTTGGTGTTAAAGATGATTTTAAAGTAAATAAAAATTCAAAGGATATAATAAATCCGTATACTAAAATTGTTGAAGAAGATTTAAAAGTACTCTCTGAAATATCAGAAAATCTTATAAACTATATTAATAATTTAACAGAAATGTATAATTATTTGGATAAATTTGGAAAAATAAACCCAAATCCTATACAAACTGTTATAAATACTTTAAAAAGTTATCAAGAAGAAATTGCTAAAGAATTAAAAAATGTGAAGTAAACAATGACAAGAATCTTGATATAAATTTTAAAAAAAGATCATGGCAAATTATTTAGATAAAAAAGAATTGTTAACTGAAATTTTAAATTCTAAAAACAAAGGAGAATTAACACCAAGAGCTTTAGAACTTTTAATGTTAATGGTTATTAAATTATCAACTACTTTAAAATGGAGAAATCCAATGGACAAACAAGATTGTATTTCAGCGGCAAATATGGATTTGTTAATGTATTGGAAATCTTTTAATGAAAATCATCCAAAGGCTAATGTTTTTGCATATTATACGCAAATTATTAAAATGGGATTTGCAAAAGGTATGCATGTTTGTCATCCAGAAATAAGAAAAGATATAAGAATAACTAATTTTTCACAACAAAGTGAAAACATTTACAATATCTAAAAAAATAAAAAAAATGAAAAAGATTAAAGTTAAATTAGGTTGTAAAGGTAGTAAAGGTGGTTGTTTACCAAAACGACAAAAAGAGACAAAATTATGGATAAACCAAGAAAAATGCAATGTTTTAAATTTGAACAAGAAATTATAGACAAAATATATCACAATTTAACAATGAGAGCAATTGTTGATGGCAATAATATTCCTGAAAGTAAATCAGATTATATACGTAGAATTGTTAATGAAGATTACGAAAAATGGGAAAAAATAATTGGTAAAAAAAATGAAAATCTTTAATAAATATTGTTGTTAAAAAGTTTTTTTAATTCATTTTCTGTAATTATCCAAAAATCCAAACTTTTAGAATCCGCAAACTCTTTTGCGGATTTCCATTTTGATAAATTCAACATATATTCTTTTAATTCATAACTATAATTTTCAATTTGTTTTTGTGTATAATTATGATTTTCTTTTAGAGTAGGTTTTAATGTTTGCTTATAAGGTTTTATTTCAATAAGAATTTTTTTATCTTTTGTTTCTATCCAAAAATCAATAAAATACTTGTGTACTTTATTGTCCAAAATTGAAATATATGGAATTGCAATAGGTTCTGAACTCCATTTTAAAATATTTATATTCATATCACAATATATCATAAATTTATATTCATAAGATGATCTATAAATTATATTATTAAGTTCTCCAATATATTTTTGAGGATTTTTAGGTTTAAATAAACCATTTTTAAATCTTTTTGTGTTTATATTTGGTTTATACATAAAAATATATATTTAAAAATAAACAAAATAAATATGATACTAAATTTTGAACAATTTGAACTTTTTGTTCTAATAGAATCTTTATTAAATAGTTCTTTAAATGAACAAACTATAACTTTTTCTGATGATGTTAAAGAAATTTTTAATAAAATTCAAAATGAAAATCAAATTGCTTTATTTTTATTGGATCAATTAAGCGCCAAAGGTGAAATGGAAATCGATGGTGAAATAAAGAATGTAGAAGAAGTTTTTGTGCATCCTAAAAAATCAGATTTTTTCGAAATTCACTACACAAAGCCAAATGGTTCAAAAGCAAAACAAGAAATGAAAGTTGGAAAATTTATAACAGCTTTGTTGGATCAAATAAAGAACAAAAAAATTCATGTCAAACCTAACGATATAGAAGCTTTTGTTAAAAAAGTTTATGCTTATAGAGAGTCTGGTGGTCAAGTTGATACAGATTATGAATATGCATTAGTTGATGGTAAAGACATAAATAAGTATTATTTAGAGTCAAATTCGGAATGTCTTTCTGGAGGCCTTGGTGGATCTTGTATGAGACATAAAGAAACAAATGAATTTGTAAATGTTTATGCTAATGAATTTAAGCAATTTGTTAAATTACTTGTAAAAAGAAATAAAATGACTGATAAAATAGTTGCAAGAGCATTACTTTGGAAAACAGATCAAGGAATGTATTTAGATCGTATTTATGCTTCTGATGACAAAATTATTGAAGAGATGATGGAATATGCAAAAAAAGCATATAAAATTAAAGAAGCGTATAATATGAAAGAATTTAGTAAAGATTTTACAGTTACAATTAAAATGAATTCTAAATTTAAGCCTAAATATATGCCTTATTTAGATACTTTCAAACGTGCTGTTTATAATACAGACAAAAAAGAATTTATATTATGTACAGTTGATACGTTAAATAAAATTACTAAAAATATTGAAAAGCATATTGAATATACATTTAATAAAGTAAATGGTACGTATGAAGAAAAAATAACAAATAATTATTTTATTGAAAAATATCCTTGGCTTGGAGATGCTAAATATTCTAGAGATTCTGTTTTTGATGAAAAAGATGGTGATCTTATTTTCAAATCTGGAACTTGGATAGATGGTTATTGGTCTGAAGGTATTTGGGAAGATGGTATTTGGGAAAATGGAACTTGGCGCACTGGTATTTGGAAAAATGGAGAATGGAAAAATGGAGAATGGCAATATGGAGAATGGAGAAATGGAAAATGGAAAAATGGTATTTGGAAAAGTGGAACTTGGGATGACGGAACTTGGGAAGATGGAACTTGGAAAAATGGAGCTTGGGAAGATGGTGTTTGGGTAAATGGAACTTGGGAAAAAGGTATGTGGAGAAATGGAGAATGGAAAAATGGAATTTGGAAAAAAGGTACTTGGCAAAAAGGAACTTGGAAAAAAGGAACTTGGGAAGATGGAAAATGGAAAGGTGGAACATGGGAAAAAGGAATTTGGAAAAACGGCGAAGGTAAACCTGAAAATGCATAAAAATAAATAAAATAAATATGATATTAAATTTTGAACAATTTGAGCTTTTTGTTCTAATAGAATCTTTATTAAATAATTTTTTAAACGAACAAACTATAATTTTTTCTGATAATATTAAAGAAATTTTTAACAAAATTCAAAATGAAAATCAAATTGCTTTATTTTTATTAGATCAATTAAGTGCCAAAGGTGAAATGGAAATCGATGGTGAAATAAAGAATGTAGAGGAAGTTTTTGTACATCCTAAAAAATCAGATTTTTTTGAAATTCACTACACGAAACCTAATGGTTCTAAAGCAAAACAAGAAATGAAAATTGGAAAGTTTATAACAGCTTTATTGGATCAAATAAAGAACAAAAAAATACATGTTAAGCCTAATGATATAGAAGTTTTTGTTAAAAAAGTTTATGCTTATAGAGAATCAGGCGGTCAAGTTGATACAAATTATGAATATGTACTTGTTGATGATAAAGATATAAATAAGTATTATTTAGAGTCAAATTCGGAATGTCTTTCTGGAGGTCTTGGCGGATCTTGTATGAGACATAAAGAAAAAAATGAATTTGTAAATGTTTATGCTAATGAATTTAAGCAATTTGTTAAATTACTTGTAAAAAGAAATAAAATAACTGATAAAATAGTTGCAAGAGCATTACTTTGGAAAACAGATCAAGGAATGTATTTAGATCGTATTTATGCTTCTGATGATAAAATTGTTGAAGAGATGATGGAATATGCAAAAAAAGCATATAAAATTAAAGAAGCATACGATATGAAAATAAGAAAAAAAGATTTTACAATTACAAGTAAAATGGATTCTGAATTTAAACCTAAATACATGCCTTATTTAGATACTTTTAAGTATGCTATTTATAATGTAAATAAAAAAGAGTTTATATTATGCACAAATTATACATTTGATAAAATTATTGAAAATTTTGACTATTTTGTAGTATATTTCAAATATACATTTGAAAGTACAGAAGGTAACTATACAAAAAGAAAACAATTCGGTTATTTTATTGAAAAATATCGTTGGCTTGAAGATGTTAAATATTCTAAAGATTCTGTTATTACTGAAAAAGGTGATGAACTTGTTTTCAAATCTGGAATTTGGATAGATGGTTATTGGTCTGCAGGCATTTGGGAAGATGGTATTTGGAAAAATGGAACCTGGGAAAATGGAACTTGGAATAAAGGAACTTGGGAAGATGGTATTTGGAAAAATGGAACCTGGGAAAATGGAACTTGGAATAAAGGAACTTGGGAAGATGGAATTTGGAAAGATGGAATTTGGAAAAATGGAATTTGGGAAAATGGAACTTGGGAAAATGGAATTTGGGAAGATGGAGAATGGAAAGGTGGAACATGGAAAAAAGGAACTTGGAAAAATGGTAAAGGTAAACCTGAAAATGCATAAAAAAATAAAATAAAATATGATACTAAATTTTAAACAATTTGAACTTTTTGTTCTAATAGAATCTTTATTAAATAACTCTTTAAACGAACAAACTATAACTTTTTCTGAAGATGTTAAAGAAATTTTTAATAAAATTCAAAATGAAAATCAAATTGCTTTATTTTTATTGGATCAATTAAGCGCCAAAGGTGAAATGGAAATTGATGGTGAAATAAAGAATGTAGAAGAAGTTTTTGTGCATCCTAAAAAATCAGATTTTTTCGAAATTCACTACACAAAGCCAAATGGTTCAAAAGCAAAACAAGAAATGAAAGTTGGAAAATTTATAACAGCTTTGTTGGATCAAATAAAGAACAAAAAAATTCATGTCAAACCTAACGATATAGAAGCTTTTGTTAAAAAAATTTATGCTTATAGAGAGTCAGGCGGTCAAATTGATACAGATTATGAATATGCACTTGTTGATGATAAAGATATAAATAAGTATTATTTAGAGTCAAATTCGGAATGTCTTTCTGGAGGTCTTGGTGGATCTTGTATGAGACATAAAGAAAAAAATGAATTTGTAAGTGTTTATGCTAATGAATTTAAATCAGTTGTTAAATTACTTGTAAAAAGAAATAAAATGACTGATAAAATAATTGCAAGAGCACTACTTTGGAAAACAGATCAAGGAATGTATTTAGATCGTATTTATGCTTCTGATGACAAAATTGTTGAAGAAATAATGGAATATGCAAAAAAAGCATATAAAATTAAAGATGCGTATGATATGAAAAAATTTAATAAAAATTTTACAGTTACAATTAAAATGGATTCTAAATTTAAGCCTAAATATATGCCTTATTTAGATACTTTTGAAAGTGCTATTTATGATAAAAGTAAAAAAGAATTTATTTTATGTACAATTGATACATTAAATAAAGTTACTCAAAATATCGAAAAATATATTGAATATACATTCAATAAAACAGATGGTACATATGAAGAAAAAATAACAAATTATTTTATTAAAAAATTTGCTTGGTTAAAAGATGCTAAATATTCTGAAGATTCTGTTTTTGATGAAAAAGACAATAATCTTATTTTTAAATCTGGGACTTGGATCGATGGTTATTGGTTTAATGGTATTTGGGAAGATGGTATTTGGGAAAACGGGACCTGGAAAAATGGAATTTGGGAAAATGGAGTTTGGAAAGATGGTATTTGGTATAAAGGAACTTGGGAATATGGTACTTGGGAAGATGGCACATGGAAAGATGGTATTTGGAAAAATGGTATTTGGAAAGATGGCTCTTGGTATAAAGGAACTTGGGAAAAAGGAACTTGGAGAGATGGAATTTGGAATAATGGTATTTGGAAAGATGGAACTTGGAAAAACGGAGAATGGTATAATGGAACTTGGGAAAAAGGAACTTGGGAAGATGGTGAAGGTAAACCTGAAAATGCATAAAAATAAACAAAATAAATATGATACTAAATTTTGAACAATTTGAACTTTTTGTTCTAATAGAATCTTTGTTAAATAGTTCTTTAAATGAACAAATTATAACTTTTTCTGATGATGTTAAAGAAATTTTTAATAAAATTCAAAACGAAAATCAAATAGCTTTGTTTTTATTGGATCAATTAAGTGCTAAAGGTGAAATGGAGATCGATGGTGAAATAAAGAATGTAGAAGAAGTTTTTGTGCATCCTAAGAAATCTGATTTTTTTGAAATTCATTATACAAAACCTAATGGCTCTAAAGCAAAACAAGAAATGAAAATTGGAAAATTCATAACAGCTTTGTTGGATCAAATAAAGAACAATAAAATACATATTAAACCTAATGACATAGAAGCCTTTGTTAAAAAAGTTTATGCTTATAGAGAGTCGGGTGGTCAAGTTGATACAGATTATGAATATGCACTAGTTGATGATAAAGATATAAATAAGTATTATTTAGAGTCAAATTCCGAATGCCTTTCTGGAGGTCTTGGTGGATCATGTATGAGATACGAGAAAAGAAATAAATTTGTAAGTGTTTATGCTAACGAATTTAAATCAGTTGTTAAATTACTTATAAAAAGAAATAAAACAACAGATAAAATAGTTGCAAGGGCACTACTTTGGAAAACAGATCAAGGAATGTATTTAGATCGTATTTATGCTTCTGATGACAAAATCATTGAAGAGATGATGGAGTATGCAAAAAAAGCATATAAAATTCAAGAAGCGTATAATATGAAAAAAATAAAAAAAGATTTTACAATTACAATCAAAATGGATTCTAAATTTAAACCAGAATATATGCCTTATTTAGATACTTTTAATCATGCTGTTTATAATATAAATAAAAAAGAATTTACATTATGTACCGATGACACAATAGATAAAGTTATTAAAAATGTTGAAAAATATATAGAATATACATTTAATAAAACAGATGGTACATACGAAAAAAAAATAATAAATTATTTTATTAAAAAATTTGATTGGTTAAAAGATGCTAAATATTCTAACGATTCTGTTTTCGAAGAAAAAGACAATAAACTTGTTTTCAAATCTGGAATTTGGGAAGATGGTATTTGGGAAAATGGAATTTGGGAGAATGGAACTTTTGAAAAAGGTGTTTGGGAAGATGGTATTTGGGAAAATGGAATTTGGGAAAATGGTGTTTGGGATAAAGGAACTTGGGAAAATGGAACTTGGAAAGATGGAACTTGGAAAAAAGGTACTTGGAATGATGGAATTTGGATAGATGGTTATTGGAAAGATGGCGTTTGGAATAAAGGAACTTGGGAAAATGGAGAATGGAAAGATGGAATTTGGAAAGATGGAATTTGGAAAAATGGATGGTGGAGAAATGGAACTTGGGAAAAAGGAACTTGGGAAAAAGGTGAAGGTAAGCCTGAAAATGCATAAAAATAAATAAAATATGATACTTAATTTCGAACAATTTGAACTTTTTATTTTAATAGAATCTTTATTAAACAATTTTTTAAACGAACAAACTATAACTTTTTCTGAAGATGTTAAAGAAATTTTCAATAAAATTCAAAACGAAAATCAAATAGCTTTGTTTTTATTAGATCAATTAAGTGCAAAAGGTGAAATGGAGATTGATGGTGAAATAAAAAATGTAGAAGAAGTTTTTGTGCATCCAAATAAATCAGATTTTTTTGAAATTCACTACACAAAACCTAATGGTTCTAAAGCAAAACAAGAAATGAAAATTGGAAAGTTTATAACAGCTTTATTAGATCAAATAAAAAATAAAAAAATACATGTTAAACCTAATGACATAGAAGCTTTTGTTAAAAAGATTTATGCTTATAGAGAATCAGATGGTCAAGTTGATACAGATTATGAATACGCATTAGTTGATGGTAAAGACATAAATAAGTATTATTTAGAGTCAAATTCCGAATGCCTTTCTGGAGGTCTTGGTGGATCTTGTATGAGACATAAAAAAACAAATGAATTTGTAAATGTTTATGCTAATGAATTTAAACAATTTGTTAAATTACTTGTAAAAAGAAATAAAACGACTGATAAAATAGTTGCAAGAGCACTACTTTGGAAAACAGATCAAGGAATGTATTTAGATCGTATTTACACTACCGACAATAAAATTATTGAAGAGATGATGGAGTATGCAAAAAAAGCATATAAAATTCAAGAAGCGTATGATATGAAAAAAATAAAAAAAGATTTTACAATTACAAGTAAAATGAATTCTAAATTTGAACCCGAATATATGCCTTATTTAGATACTTTTGATCATGCTGTTTATAATACAGACAAAAAAGAATTTATTTTATGTACAGAAGATACATTTAATAAAGTTATTAAAAACATTGATTCTAATGTAGAATATATTATATATACATTTTATAGTATAAGTGGTAAGTATACAACAAAAAAATCTAGTTATTTTATTGAAAAATATTATTGGCTTGGAAAAGCTAAATATTCTAGAGATTCTGTTTTTGCTGAAGAAGACGATGAATTTGTTTTTAAATCTGGAACTTGGATAGATGGTTATTGGCATGAAGGTATTTGGGAAGATAGTGTTTGGGAAAATGGAATTTGGCGTAGTGGTATTTGGAAAAATGGAGAATGGAAAAACGGAGAATGGCAATATGGAGAATGGAGAAATGGAAAATGGAAAAATGGTGTTTGGAAAAATGGAACTTTTAAAAATGGAACTTGGAATGATGGAACTTGGGAAGATGGAGAATGGAAAGGTGGAACATGGAAAAAAGGAACTTGGGAAAAAGGTTTTTGGGAAAATGGAACTTGGGAAAATGGAACTTGGAAAAGAGGAACTTGGAAAGATGGAACTTGGAAAGATGGAACTTGGAAAAATGGAATTTGGGAAAATGGAATTTGGAAAGGTGGAATGTGGGAAAATGGAACTTGGGAAGATGGAATTTGGGAAGATGGAGAATGGAAAGGTGGAACATGGAAAAAAGGAACTTGGAAAAATGGTAAAGGCAAACCTAAAAATGCATAAAAAATCAAATAAACATGAATTATTCTGAAATTTTATCACCTTTAACAGCTTATAAAATTATTGAACATTCTCAAGGATGGGAACGTTCTGGTATTGAATCTTATAGATATTTTCAAAAGGAGTATTTTAGACCTAAAAAAAATCCAAAATCTGATATAGTAACAAATTTTAAATTTTTAATACCAGGGCGAATTTATACTTATAAATATAATCCTTTATATAAAGATGAATTAGATTTTTATGATAAAAGACCAATTACATTAATAATAAAACATTATATTCATCCAAATACTGGTAATAATTTACAATTAGGAATTAATTTAAATTTTATACCAAGAGAAATTAGAGTTTATATTTTGGAATCGATATGGAATTCATTTAAAAATGTTATAAGTCAAGATTTAGAGAGAAGACAATTAGATGATAATCCTAAATTAAGACAAACTTTATTATTTACTGATAATTTTGATTATTATGGACTTTTAGAATATTTATTAGGAACTATCGCTAAAACAAATTGGAAATTTGCAATAAGACAATATATATGGGGTAGAATATTGAATGCAAAATTTATAGATTATACCGATTGGCATCATATAGGTTTTTTAGAGTCAAAAGATATTGTAGGAATTTCTGAAAGAGAACTTTTAAAAATCTATTGGAACAAAAAAAATAAAATAAAATAAAATAAAAAAACTTTAAAAGTGGGAGTGAAATGGCAGGTTTTATAAAAAGATTAGGCAATAGTACTTTAGTTACAGGTATTTCTGATACTATAAGAAATATTTCAAATTTAGGTATGAAATATGATGATAAAGTAGTGTCAATGTCAAAAGCCGTAGGAGTAACTGAAGCACAATTTTCCGCCGAAGGTCCATTACCGCAAGATTTACTATATTCGTTAGCAATGAGCGATATAGGACCTAAAAAATATATTGCTTTTTTCGATAAAGATTATAAAAGTAGAAGAGAATTTTTAAGAAAATTCGCAATGAATGGTGAAATTGAATGGATTCTTGATACTATAACTGATGAAACTATAGTATATGATGAAAAAAACTTTTTTTGTAGACCTGATACAACAGGTATAGTTAATCATATAAAAGAAGAACTAAAAGATGAAATTTTAAATAAAATAGAGAATAATTTTAAATGGATTTATAATGCATTTCACTTTAATGATGATATTTCAGCTTGGCAAATATTTAAGCAATTTTTAATTGATGGTTTTTTGTCATTTGAGATAATTTATAATGAAAAAGGTGATAAAATTTTAGGTTTTAAAGAATTAGATCCTACTTCTTTAAGACCAGCTGTTATAAATACTCCAAATGGTTTTAAAAGAGTTTGGATGCAATACGAGGAAATACCAAATTTAAAAAGACAATTATTAGATTCTCAAATTATTTATATTTCTTATTCAAAAGGCTCAATTGTTTCAAGAGCTTCTTATACTGAGAGACTTGTAAGATCATTTAATTTATTAAGAATGATGGAAAATACAAGGTTAATATGGAATTTAATGAATTCTACTTATAGAATGAAAATGGTTGTTCCAATAGGAACAAAATCAGTACAAAAAGCAAAGGAGTCGTTAAATGAATTATTAGCTATTTATAAAGAAGATATTTATTTAGATTCAGATTCTGGTGAATTGTTAATAAATGGTAAACCTTCAATGCAATTTTATAAAAATTATTTATTTCCAAGTAAAAATGGAGAACAACCTGACATAGAAACAATTGCATCTGATGGACCTGATTTAAATTCCACTGAATCATTACAATATTTTTTGGATAAATTAAAACAGGATTCAGAAATTCCTTTTTCACGTTGGGATAAATCATCTGGAGCAGCTTGGGCAATAGGAGCTGATGGATTAGATAGAGAAGAAATTAGATTTGCAAAACTTATAAATAGATTTAGATCAGTATATCAAGAAATTATTGTAAAGCCTCTTTGGATACAAATGTCGTTGGATTATCCTGAATTAGCCGACGATGAAATTTTTAAATCAAATTTAGGTATAAAATTTAATAAGGATAATGTTTTTGAGGAAATGAAAAATATTGAAATAGCTCAAAAACGTCTTGAATTTATGACAACTATGAAAGATTATACAATGAACGATGGTAGTACACCATATTTTGATGCAGAATTTTTAGTTAAATATTTGCAGTTGTCAAAAGATGAATTAGATGAAAATGCAGCTATTAAAAAGAAAAATTTAACAACAGATGCAAAAGATGCTGATACAGCTGCAACTACAGGAAGTTGGTAAAAAAAATAAAATTATAAATTTAAAATATGAAGATTAAAAATTTTTTTGAATTTTCAAATTCAATAAACGAACAGTTTTCGTTAAAAACTAGTGAAAAAGTATTAGAATTAATTTTAAAATATTTAAATTCTAAATTAGGTACACTATATCAATTACCAGGTTTTGAAACAATTAAAAAACAATCTGGTGAAATTTTATATGGAGTTCATTATATCGATAACGAAGGTAATAGTATAAGATTTAATTGGGATATAAAAGGAAAAGATTCAACAGAAATACATTCAATAGACTTTTTTGCACCAGAAAATATGTTTTCAGACCCAGACGTTACGTTATTTTTATTTGGTGAATCAATAGCAAAAATATTACCAGCAGTAGTAGAAATATTTAAAAAAAGAAATCAAAATATTAATATTTCAAAATATTATATTAAAGAATCGTTTCAAGGATTTAATAAATTATTTAAAGGAAAACAAGATGACAAACCTGAATCTAATTCTGAACCTAAATCCGAACCTAAATCTGAACCTATTGCTGAACCTATAGTTACAAAAGCTGCAAAAGAAAGAAAGAAAAAAACAAAAACCGAAGAAACTGCCGAAAAATTATTAGATAAAATTGAATATGCAGATCCAGATACAATTTTTGATGATGTAGATGCTTATGTTGATATGGTCGTAAAAAAAATACAACCCTCGCTTATAATTTGCGGTGCACCTGGTATAGGAAAAACTTATGGTATAACAAAAAAAATTAAAGATTCTGGATTAAAATCTATAGAGCCGATTCCTTTACCAGACGATGCCGCAGATATTGAAGACAATCAAGATGCTATTCTTAATGCTGAAACTGACGGAGATTGGGTTCATATTAAAGGAGCTTCTACCGCATTTGGATTATATATGAGTCTATTTAAATACAAAAATAAATTAATTGTTTACGATGATTGTGATAGTATTTTTAAAGATAAAAATGCAGTTAATTTATTAAAAGGTGCATTAGATTCAAGTGATAAAAGAATTATTTCTTGGGTTTCTAAAACTACTACAAGTAAAAAGGCGGAAGTACCACAAAGATTTGAATTTACAGGTAGTATTATATTTATTTCAAATTTAAATGCTAAAGATTTAGATTCGGCGGTTAGAAATAGATCATTTGTTGTAGATATTCAATTAAAATTAAGCGATGTTTTAAAAAGAATACAATCAATTTTAAAGTATATAGGAAAAGATTTAGATGTACCATTAAGTGATGATGCTAAAAATAGAGCCTTTCGTTTTTTAGAAGAAGCTTCTAAAGATGAAAACAATAAAATGGAAATATCTATAAGAACATTGATCAATTTTGCAAAAATTGCACAATCAGGAGTTCCTCAATGGAAAAGACTAATGGAAATTCAAGCAAAAAATATTTAAAATATATCAAATTTTTATCAAAAGGAGCTAAAAGCTCCTTTTTTATTTGAACAAAATTAATTAACTGGAATAAAATGATAAATTTAAAAATTAAAAAATTATGAGTATTTTAAATAATCTCTTAATCGAGCGATTAAGACCTAAAACATTAGATTCGATAATTTTATTAGATCGTATTAAAAAACAAATTTCAGAAGATATACCTCAACATTTATTATTAACGGGCGCTCCTGGAATTGGTAAAACAAGTTTGGTAAAAATTTTATCGTCAAAATACACAACAAAATTTATAAATGCGTCTTCGGATGCTCGAATTGATATTTTAAGAGATTCGTTAGAGGAATTTTGTTCAACTAAATCGTTGAGCCAATCACCAATAAAAATTGTTGTACTTGATGAAATTGATTATGCATCAAGTTCATTTTTTGCTGCTTTAAGACCATTTGTTGAAAAGTATAAACATATACGTTTTTTAGCGACAGCTAATTATGAAAATAAAATACCTGATGCAATATATTCAAGGTTTTTACATATTAAATTTGAACCCTTAAATTCAGATGAAGAAAAAGAATTAATGTTAAAATATTCAAAACACATATTAAATATATGTAAACAAAATAATTTAAAATTTGATTCAAAAAATACATTAAAAATATTTATAGAAGCTTCGTTTCCAGATTTACGTTCTTTAATATCAAAATTACAATCGTTTATCATTTCAAATATTAAAGAAATAAAACTGGAACACATTAAAATGGCCAATTATTCGTTTGAAAATTTGTACAAAATGGCTATATCAACTCCTAATAGTATTGAAAATTTTAAAATTATAATGTCTGAGTATTCAAATAAAGTTAGCGATGTTTTTTATTCATTTAGTAGAGAATTTCCGGAATTTTTAGAAAGTAAAAATGTTGATCCTATTTTATTTGGACAGACTTTAGTTATAATGGCGAAATACGAATTCCAGTCACGAAATGCAATAGATCCAGTGTTACATTTACTAGCAATGATTTTTGAACTTCAAAATTTATTTTTAAAAAAATGAAATTAAGAAAAATTAAAAAAGAAATTAATAGATTTTATAAGCATTGGAAAATTTTAAAAGAAGTAGATGCTCAAATTCAATTAGTATATCCTAAAAAAATACTTGACTATATTGGATTTTTTTATGTTGATGAGAATTTTAAACTTAAAATTCTTTTAAATGCTCACTATTTTTTGGTAAATGACAAAAATTTTTTATTGTATACACTAAAACATGAATTTGCACATTTACTACAATATGTAATTAATGGTGGTTTTAAGCTCAATGAAAATGGTGAAGTTATCGAACATGATGAAGAATTTCAAATTTTGTGCAAAAAAATAGGAATTAAATTTTTTGAAACTTGCGATTTTAAAGTAAATAGAAATTTTAAACATAAACCTGTTAAAGGAATCAAATTAGGACCGAATGTAATTTTTTAAATATATAAACAAATAAATAAACAAAAAGGAGTAACACGTGAAAAAATTTTTAATAGCAATAATAGCTTTTCTTGCATTTAGTACTACATTATTCGCAGATAATTGGTCAGGTATTCAAAATTTTTATTTTGAAAAAACATACACAATTAAATATACTGATATTTTAGGACCAATACCTCACAACAAAGGTTTTATTGAAATAGTTTTAGCTGACACTATATTAAAATCACAAATATTTACAGCTGACGAAATAGGAAATATTTATTCTCAATTGACTTTTTCTATACCAGTCACTGGTACATATAAGGCTTTTTATTTTGGTAATCCAAATACAGACCAAGAGAGTAATTATGTAAAACTAGATAGTACAGAATTAAATTTTATTTATGCTGATGCTTTAAGCATCGAAAGTTGTCCACAATATGTAATTAAAAATTCTCCGGATTATCAAATACAGCCATACATAAAATTTATATTTAAAGTTAAAGGTAAAGATGAACAATTACCTGATAAATTATTATTACAATACTCAACTGATGGAAATATTTGGCAAACATTTGATATTTTACACATAAATTATTTCGATACAACTTATTCATATGATCTAAAAAATAATTATCCAACAACCAACAAATTTAAATTAAGAGTTACTTATTTAAGTGATGAATCTTATACGTTAGCAAAATCCGATTGGATTGAATTTAAAACATTTGAAAATTCATATTTTAATTTTATAAAATCAAGTGATATTTTACCTTATGATTTAAAGTGGCAAATTAGCGATGATTTAAAATTGATTATTCTTACATATACTTATGATCTAAATACTCTTTTAGATGAAAATATCAATATGGAAAATAAAAATAATTTGCTTATAGGACATCAAACAAAAGCCGATTCTGTAGCTGTAAATGGTTTGGCGTGGAATGATTTTATTCAAATTGAAAAAACTGTATTTTTTTATGATGAAAATTTATATGTCACCAAAATTAAAAAATTAAACGACTCTATTAATGTATTAAATAATAAAATTGTAGATTTAGATTCAACAATAGTACTTTTAAATAACAAAAACATTAAGTTAAATTTTAAAATTAATGAATTAAATTTAATAATTGATAGTTTAAATACCATTAAAAAAGACACTACTATTTACATAACAGCAATTTACAGTTGTGATTCAAATATAACATCTGTAAAAAGTTCATTAGAAACTATGCCACAAAAAATAAAAGGTTTAGAGTTATTAGATCGAAACGATATAGTAATTATTTTTAATTTACAAGGTAAAGTTCTTTGGAAATACGAAGGTCCTAATCAAATCGATATTTTTAAAGATGCACTAAACAACGATTTAACAAAAAATGAAAAATTAATTTTAGTCTATATAATTAAAAGAAATAGTCAAGGTGGAATTTTACAAAATGAAATTTATAAATTAATTTTAAATTAAAAAATATATAGATTTTTTTCAAAAGGAGACATAAGTCTCCTTTTGTTTTTAAACATTTTTTTTAAAAATATATAAAATAAAAATAAAACTATGGCAAAGAAAAAACAAATAGAGCTAAACGATGAATTAGACTCAAATGAAATAACCGATGCAACTGAAATAATTAACGCAACTGAACAAAGTAATATTGAAAAAACTGAACAACCTGTTAAAATAGTTGAGAAAATTATTGAAGTTGAAAAAATAGTTGAAAAAATAATTGAAAAACCTGTTGAAAAAATAGTTGAAAAAATTGTTTATAAAACAGTTGATTCTAATTTTAAGCAATCATTCCAAATAGGTGATTATGTTTATTTGCCTAATAAATATCAAAGAATGAGATTTGAAATAAGAAAAATTACAGGTATTTCAGAAGAAATGGCATTATATCGTTTATTATGCCACGATACAGGAATTGTTGAAAATTATGTAAGAGATGATGAAATAGTCAAAGCATAGTTTAGGATTTGGAGGGTTTGTGTAAATGTATTATAATAATTTTAAAATTACCAGGAATTTTTATGGGAGTTCGATTCTCTCACCCTCCACAAAAAATATACAAAATTTATGAATTTTTATAGTCAAATATTTTTTTTAGTTGTAATTATTATTTTAGTAATTTTGCAATTTTTAAAAAATAAACATTTAAGTAAAGAAATAGATCAAATAAAAGAAGCTCAATTGAATTCTTTTTACTTACTGAACGATGCGAACAAAGAAATCAATAAAATAAACAGAAAAATACAATTTTTTGTTAAAGATAATGATTTAAAAAACGAAATCAAAAAAAATACACTTAAAAAAAGGAGTAAAATTTGAATACAAAAATTTTAAAATATATTGAACACAACGCTATAGTGATGGCATTTGTAATACTACTTTTTGGTATTATAAATAGTAGTTTTTCGTTAAATAAAGTATCTGCAAATAATTCGTTTGGAAATAATTATTTAATAAATAAAGAACTTCAAAAAAAAGATTCAATTATAAATTTTTATGAATCTACTTTAAATTCTAATAAAAGGTTATTGCAACATTTTTACGCTGTTATATATTCTGATTCAGCAATTAGTAAAGCAAATATAATAACATTTTTAAAAATTTCGGGTTTTAAAAATGTCAACGAAGCTTTTGCAACAGCTCTTTTAGAAACAGACAATGGAAAAACGGGAATAGGACCTTTACACAATAATCATTTTGGCATGAAACAATCAACAACACGATTTAGTTGGTCAGTTGGTTTAGAAAAAAGTGGCTATGCTAAATATGAAAGTTGGACATTTTCTTATTTAGACTTTTTTGAATATATTCAAAAAGGCTATAAAAATTGGCAAAAAAGTGCAAAAAATTTAAAATTGAATTTTTAAACAAAAGGAGAAATAAATTGAAAGACAAGTTAGTAGTACTTTTAGTTTCACCAAATGAAATAGATTTAAAAAAATTAAAATTAAATTACCCATTTTGGATTCAAAATGAATTTGAAATATTTCATTTAAAAGATGAAAATAAAATTTTTAAAGCATTAGCTGATTATGAACCTGATGTAATTGTTACGAGACAAACTGATAATATTTCTTATTATCCCAATATGGTAAATATGAGATTTGAAGAACGTAAAAAATGGATTCATTTGAACGAATTTGATGATAGTGAAGCAGTAATGAATTGTTTTATAAATTCTTTAAATGACAATAGACAAAAACTTTTTAGTGTAATAACACCTACTTATAACACTGAAATATATCAAATTGAAAGAGCTTATAATTCGTTAATTAATCAAACTTATACAAACTGGGAATGGATAATTTTAAATGTAGGTGATAATGAAGAAACTTTTAAAAAATTAAAAGAAATATCTTCAAATGATATTAGAGTTAGACTTTTTAGTGGTTATTCGAAACAATATAGCATAGGACATAATAAAAAAATGCTTAGTGGATTGACAGTTGGTGAATATATTGTTGAAATGGATCATGACGATGAATTAACAAACGATGCTTTACAACTAATCAATGAAGCGTTTGAAAATTTTAAAAATGTAGGTTTTGTTTATTCTGATTGTTGTGAAGTTTACGATAATGGTACATTTGTAGAATATCCTGAAGGGTGGGGTTTTGGATATGGTTCTAAATATTGGCAAGAATATAATGATAAAAACTGGTTAGTTATGTCAACACCTGAAATAAATCCTCAAACTATTAGGCATATTACAAGTGCACCTAATCACGTTAGAGCTTGGAAAAAAGAAATTTATGATAAAATACATGGACATAACGAAAAAATGTTTGTAGCTGATGATTATGAAATAGTGGTAAGGACTTTTTTAAAAACTATAATGTTAAAAATTCCTAAATTACTTTATATTCAACATTATAAAGATGGTAATACAGCTCAAAGAGAACGGAATAAAGAAATACAAAGATTGGTTCAATATGTTTCAAATTTTTATAACGAAGATTTTAAAAATAGATTTGAGGAATTAATGGTCAGAGATTATGTTTTTTATAATGAACCAGTACCTGAAATACAGCAAAATGTCAATATTTTATTAAAAAATTAAAAATTATAAAATGAATTTTTTGCAATTTTTAAAAGAGTCAAGAGAATTTGATGCAATTTCGAAAAATGATTATTTGGTTGACTTTTTATTGAATTTAGTTGACGATAAAGATTTTGTAATGAAAAACAACAAAAAAGAAAAAGAATTAGAAATAATATTTAAATTATTTAAAAATAATACTCATAAAGGAATTTTATATAGAGGAGTTTATAAACACGAATTACATTTTTTAAAAGAAAATGAAACTGTAAAATTCAATAAATATTTGTCATTTAGTGAAGATGTAAATATTGCAAAAAATTTCACAGATTGTAAAACTATTTTAAAAATTGAAGATCCTAAAGGTTTTTTTCCTTATTCAAATTGGTTAATTAATCACTTTAAAAAAAATAAAGAAGACTACGAAATTTTTGATGGTGAGAAAAAAACAAAAATCACTCAAAAAGAAAAAGAATGGATTGCGAATTTTGATGAATTTTTTCATGTTGAAAAAATTTTAAAAAATAAAAATTTAACTGAAGTACATTTGATACAAAAATAATTAAAAATTTTTAAATTTAAACTAAATCCTATTTTAAAAATATAAATTTAAAATAGGATTTTTTGTGGCAAAAGTCATAAATTTTTTTGGAGCTCCAGGAGTTGGAAAATCAACGGTCGCTGCTGAAATATTTTCTCAACTAAAGAAAAAAGGACTTAATGTTGCTTTAGTTACAGAGTTCGCTAATTTTAAAATAACAGAAAAATCTTTTAAAGCCGTTCAAAATCAATACTATGTAACCTCAAAACAACTATACAATCAAGAAGTTTTTGAAGACAAATACAATATAGTAATTACTGATTCACCTATTTTATTAAGTTTTATATATTCGAATGACTCTATAGTTGACAAAAAATTTAATGAATTTATTTTAGAGAAATTTAAAGAAAAAGAAAATATTAATTTTTTGTTAAACCATGATACTGTAACTTTAAATAATTTTTCAATGAATGGTAGACGTCATAAAAAATCAAAATTAGAACAAATTCACAATAAAATTGTTGAAACATTAAAAAGTAATAATATTGAATATAAAAATGTTTTTAAAGATTATATTCAATTAAAATATTACGTTGAACAGGATTCATTAGTAGACTATATAATTAAAGGGCTCGTTTAAAGAGCCCTTATTATTACAAAATATGTTCACCAAAAAAATAGTGGTTTTTCTTTTTAATTTTTATTTTTTCAAAGTCTCCTTTAAAAAGTAAAACTGTTTGCGATCCCCAATTAAAATTACCTATTCTGTCACCAATTTTTACATTTTGGTTGGTTTTTATATTAAAATCAAAATCTTGGATCGTTGATTCGCCTACTAATAACAAAAATACATTTCCTATTTTGGTATTATATTTGACAATCCAAAGTGAATTTTTACCAAATATTCTTAAATCTTTTGAAATAGGCATTAAATCTACTATTTTCCCAGAGACAGGAGAGTGTATATTATGGTAATAACTTACATATAATTTCATATTAACAAAATTATATGTATCATCGACACCTACTTGTTTTAAATCTTCGATTACAGTATTTGTTGGTTTTTTTAGTCTTATTATAGAAGACATATCTGAAGTTTTTCCAATCGATTCAATTACACATTCATTAGGAATTATAATTTTTGTATTTTTTGAATTTTCTTTTATTTCATTAAGTTTAGTTTCTTTTAAATTTCTTGTGAAAAAATCCATAAAATTATCAAATTCTGTTTTCTCGTACCAATCCATAGAAACTGGAGACATTTTTATTTTCTTTTTAATGTTATTTATTGTGTCTCTATTTTGAAAACCTTCGATTAATTTTTTTAAATTTTCTTTTCCAATATTTTGCGATTTGACAAACTTTAATTTAGCAAGAACATAACGCTCATTTACTTTGTTTTCTACACGCTCCATCAATTCATAAATTATTTTCTCCATTTAAAATAGTTGTTTTTTTAATTGGTCTTAAGACTGTATTTGGTGATATTTTATTTTTTAAAGCTATTAAAACACCTGCAGCCTCTAAATAATTATTTACCTCGATCAATTGGTTTTGTCTCCAAGGTAAATCTTTTAAATTATTTTTCATTACATTATTGTTATCTTTTACTGAAATCACTGTAATATTTTGTTCTAAAGCTGCCAATAATGGTATACCTATTGCTCTTTCTGGTGTAATTAAAACGTGGACATCTTGATTTGTTAAAATTCCTTGTTCTATAGAATAATTTACTATTTTTGGTGAATTAAAAAGCCCTTTTATTACACAAAATAATTCAGTTTTTGATAAAGTTTCAGCACACTTTTTAGGATTAACGATTCCATATTTATATAAAAGTTGACTTTCATAGAACATTGGTGCATGTGCGATACTAACATTTGACAAATTAGATATACTATGAGTTAACATACTTTCTATACCGCCCCAAGGATTTACATTTAAATTATCGTTAAAATAATTATCGAATAATTCATCAGAATCTCCCTCCATTAATGTATGTAAAACTATAGAATCATAATCGTTTTTATATTTTTCAACTATTTCTATTAAATTTTCTAAATTATTTACTTTTCCAACTGCCATATTATTTTCGTTATAATAAAAATAATATTTTGGTGGCTTTTCAATTTGAACAACATCGATGTCGGCTCCAAGAACAACTCTTGCGGCAGAAGCTGTATTTATTGTATAATTTGAAATATAATCATGTTCTGACTTATCAGAAATTAAAAGTATTCTATTACCTCTTGTTGGTGATAAACCAATTTGCCCCGTTATAAACCTATTTAAAATAGAGCCCTCTACATATAAAGTATTTTCAGTCATTTCATTCATATCGGCAGCGTTTACTACATTTGGGTGAGTTATTAATGTATCTACTGTACTTGCAATTAATTTAGCAGCTGCATTTGCATCTCCAGAGTCTCCGCCAACATTTGCTCCAATTCCAGTAGGAACTATCATTATGGCATTAAATTTAGAATTATTAACATTTTTTCTTGGATTAAAATTAAAAATATTTTTATAATTATAACTCTGTTCTGTTAATTCAGCGTATTCTGCTTCCATCAATTCGTTATTAAAAATAGCAAATCTTACAACTTGCTTATTTTTAAAATAATTTTTTAAATTTTCAAAATTTCCATTTTTTTCAATTTGAAAATTTAATTTTTCGTTCATTTGAACAATGTCCATTGCCTTTAGTATAATTTTTTTTTATATATTTTAAAATAAAATTTTTTTAAACAAAAAATCTATTGCAAAATGGAATTTTTTAAAAATCTTAGAATCGTTTAAATTTTAAACAAAATTTAAAATTCTTTATAAAAATAAATATGAAAAATTTAATTATATTAGGAAATGGTTTGGCTGCATTGATTTATGCAACATATAATATTGACAAAAATGTTGTAATTGTTGGTAATAAAATAGGTGGACAAATGTCAAGTGAAATTTCACTTGGTCCACGTATAATACAAAGTGATAATTATACAAAAAATTTTATTAAAAATTTTTTATTATTAGATGACATTAAAACAAAAAAAACTTTTATAAAATATAAATATAATGATAAATTTTTAAAAAATTCTACTCCTGAATTTAGAAACAAATACTCAATTATTACTCGTGATAAAGATGTAGCAAGTAATTATACGATGTCTCAAAATAAAAATGAAATTGAATATTTTGACATAAAGTACAATATTTTTATTAATATTTTATATCAAAAATTATTGACATATAATAACATTCAATTTATTAATGGTGATGTTATAAAAATAACAAGTGATTATATTGAATTGAATGATTTAAGAAAAATATACACTAAAAACTCAGAAAAAGTTAATACAATACCTCTTTACATTTTTAAAAAATTAATAAATATGGATTATTTGGAATTAAATAGTAAGCCTGTATATTTTTATCACAAAAAAAATAAAAAATTTATTAACAATTTTTATTATGTTTATCAAATCAACGATTTTAAAGTTGTTCCACATAGAATTACATATTATGATGATAATATAATCGAGGAAAGTATTGAAAAAATAAGTGACAATTATATTGCAATTATACCAAAAATTATAAACGAAACTCCATTCGATTTAATAGGTGATTGGAAAATGTTTGGTAGATTTGCTGAATGGGATCAGAGTATAAAAATAAATGAAATGTTAAAAAAATTGGAAAATTCAAATGATTAATTTGTGGAATTTACAATTAGAGTTTGAAAAAAAATTTTTTAAATATAAAAAATTAAATATTGAAGAACTAAATTTAGAACAAAAACGTATTTGGACAAAAGAATTTTATATGCATATAATTGTTGAGTTGTCAGAAATGATAAACAGTTTACAATATAAAATGCATCGTAATTATATTGATGAAATTAATGAAAATAATATTAAAGAAAATTTAATTGATGCTCAAAAATTATTAATGGGATTATCGCAACTTTGGTTTAACGATTATTATGAATTTGAAAATTTATTTATTGATAAATCAATAGTTGTTGATCTTAGATTTGAATTTGAAAAAGTACAAAATATTGCATTAACTAATAAAAATATAGCTATTATTGATATAGACGGAGTTTTAGCCGACTTAGAGTATTCAACGATGGAATTTATTAAAGAAAAGTTTAGTGATTTTTCACACTTTAAAAATACACGTGAGATTAAAAATAAATTTCCAATTGAATACGAAAAAATTAAAGCTGAATTCCGTTTAGGTAAGTACCATAGGAATGTTAAATTAATAGATAAAGCTGACGATTTCATAAATAAATTAGCGGAAGATTTTAAAATAATAATTATTACAGCTCGACCTTATGAAAAATATAATAATTTATGGGCTGATACAATGTATTGGTTAAAAAATAATAATATTAAATTTGATGCTTTGTATTTTGACAATAAAAAACACGAAAAAATAATAGAAATATTTAAAAATAATTTAAATAATATTAAATTCATTGTTGACGATTCAGCTGAAATTTGTAAACAAGTCGAAAAAATAGGTATAAAATCATTTAATATAGATCATAAAAATATAACATTTAATACAATTTTAAACAATATAAAAAAATGAAAGAAACAATTGTAATTTTAGATGGTGTCGATAAAACCGGTAAAGATACACTTCAAAAAGAATTAATAAAAATTGCAAATGGTAAAATTATGCCAATAAACAGAGGTTTTGTATCGCAAATTGCATATAGTCGAATTTATAATAGAGGTATTGACGAAGATTATTTTTTTAAAAAAGCTAATGCTTTTTATAAATTAGGAGTTAAACTTATTATACTTACAGCATCAGAGAATGAATTAATAAAAAGATTTGATATTCATGGTGAAAAAGACTTATTAAAATCTGATATAAAAAAACATTTGAATGTGTTTGACTCGGTTGTTAATGATTTAATTACAAAAGCAGCTGTTGAGGTATTATTAATTGACACGACAAAAAAAGATATAAACGAAACAGTAACTGAAATTTTAAATTTTATAGGGGAAAAATAATGAATATATTTATTACAGGTGAATCGGGTGCTATTCCAAAAGCTATGCAAAATGACGAATTACTTAAAACATTCGATTTTAAAATTACAAATCACCAACAACATGATCCTTTTAAAATTAAAATTCTAAAAGCACATCAATCTTTTAAAGTTAGAGAACCAGAAATAGATTTTTTAAATAAAGAGCTTCTTTTTTCAAAAAAAATGGAAAAAGTTTGGGAAAATACCGATGTAATTATACACTCAGGAGCTTTTGTAGGTACAGATTATTGCAATGCCAATACTAATTTGGCTATAAGAACAAATATTGAAGGAACTCAAAATATTGTTGAAATTGCAAATAAATTTAATATAAAATTAGTATATCTTTCAACAACAATTATTTTTGATACCGATGATTATGGTGAATATAAATTAATAACTGAACAAACAAAAACAAATCCTAAAACTTTATATGGTATAACAAAATATGCAGGTGAACAAATAGTTGAAAAAACATGCAAAACAGATAAAGTTATAGTTAGACCTGTATTTGGTTATTCTAATTACCCTGATGATTTACATAGTGCATTAACAAAATTTATATATGTAAAATTATATAATTTAATAAAAAATCCTATTACGCCTTTAAAATTAAATATTTTGTTAAATAAAAATATTGAAAAAACGTATACTCATGCTGAAAATTTAGCTTATTTAATTTTTAAAATTTTAAAATCAAACTATTGGAACGATGCTTTTAATATTGGTGATAAAGCTGAAAATTCAGCTAATTGGTATCAATTAAATTCAATAATAAATAATTTAATTTATAATAAATTAAATATAAAATTGTTAGACGATGATTTTAATGATGTAAATTTTATTGAAAATGAAGATTATTTACATTGGCATAATATTTCAACTATAAAATTACAAAGAATGGGATTATTTAATAATTTTAATAAAAATTATATTTCATTAGAAAATGGAATAGAACAAGTAATAGATTCAGTTGTAAAAAATATTGATCAATTACCTTATTGGACACTAAGCGATAAAATTATATGAAAAATATTTAAACAAATTAAAAAATGAGAAAATTTAAAAACTATATACCTTTACATTTACATTCTACATATTCAATTGGTGATGGTGTTTCAAAAATAGAGGACATTATAAAACGTGCAAAAGAAATTGGATCTAATTCTATTGCTATTAGTGAACATGGTACAATGGCATCATTTTATAAATTTTATTTAACTGCAAAAAGTAATAATATTAATCCAATTATTGGATGTGAATTTTATGTAAATGATTTATATTTTAGTGATAATGAAAAATTTTTAAAAATAAAAAGGACAAAAAGTAGTTCAAGCGATGATTTAGAGGGTGACGAGGACAATTATGACAAAACTGATGCTGCTAATTCTCATTTAATCGTATATGCTAAAAACTTTGAAGGGTTACAAAATATTATTCATTTAAATAATATAGCAGCTCAAAATTTTTATCGTAAACCTTTAATTTCAACTGATCATGTATTTAATATTTTAGATGAAAATAATATTGTAACAACTGCATGTTTAGCATCAAAATTTAATAAATTAATTTTAAAAAATGAACTTAACGAAGCAGTTGATTTGTTAAAAAAATATAAAAATAAATTTAAAGATGATTTTTATATTGAATATCATATTAACGATTTAAAGGAACAACTTAAAGTTAATAAATTTTATGAAGTAGTATCAAAAAAATTAAAAATACCTCTTGTTTTAGGTATTGATGCTCATTACGTTTATAAAGAAGATTGGAAAATACAATATTTATTATATGTAATTAAAACTCGTAATACAGTTAATACAATGCCTGAAAGCAAATGGTTTTATACCGTTAGAGATTTGTATATTAAAACAGTTGATGATATTTACGATAAAGCTGAATTATTAAATTATAATATCGATGCTGTTAATGAAGCAATTGCATCGACATTTGATATTGCCAATAAAGTAAATATTGAAATTCCTAAATATCGTAATAATTTTCCTAAATTTTTTGAAAACTATGAAGATTCTGTTGATACTTTTAATAAAAAATTAGAAATAAAATGGGATGAAAAAGTAAAAAATGGTTTAATCCCAAATGACAAAATTGAACAATACCGTGAACGTTTAGAACAAGAACGAAAATTAATGATCGACAAGGGGTATATTGACTATTTTTTAATATTAGATGATTTATTAAACAATTTTGTTTATAAAACTGGAGGCTCTTCTGGAGCAGGACGTGGATCAGCCTCTGGTTCTTTAATACTTTTTATTTTAGGTGTTACAAAAATAGATCCATTAAAATACGATTTAATATTTGAACGATTTATAAACGAAGCTAGAACTGATCCACCTGATGTGGACTGTGATATAGATCATATTACGCAAAAAAAGGTTGAAAATTATTTAATAGAGCGTTGGGGACATGACAAAGTTTGTCATGTTGGTAGTTTTGGTAAATTTGGTACTAAAACTCTTATAAAGGATATTTGTCGAGTTTATGAATTAGATTTTAATTTGTCGAATCAGTTGACAGCGTTATTTAGTACTACAAAAAGTGATTCCGATATAAGAATTGAATTGGAAAATGCTTATAATATTGCTCAAAAAACAAATAATTATAATTTAATTGACTTTATCGACAAAAACAAATCACTGTTTATTGAACTATGCGACAAAATGACAGGAATGATACGACAACAAAATAGACATGCATCCGGGGTACTTATTAGTGACAAAACATTTGAAAATAGTGATCTTCCAATTGCATATACAAAAGGTAGTTTAATAACAAATGTACAGGAGGGTGGTGAGGATCGTGAGGTTTCGGAGTTAGGGTATCTAAAATTGGATATTTTAGGTTTAATTACAGCTACAATTAATGGTGAGACGATAAAATTAGTAGAAAAAAATTATAATATTAAAAATTTAGAAAATCAATTATTATTGTCAAATTTTGATGACGTTAATGTATATAAAGAATTTGGAATTGGTAACTCAAAAGATATTTTTCAATTTGGTTCTGATTCGATGATTGAGTTAATGAAGCGAATAAAGCCAAATAGTATACAAGAACTTACAACTATAAATGCATTGTTTAGACCTGCCCTCGTTCAAAATGGTTCTATTAATGAATATATTAAAAATCGTGAAAATCCAAATAAAGCTAAAAAAGAATACGATAAAATAAGTAAAGATATTTGGCCTTTATTTAAAGAAACATTTGGTATTCCTTTATACCAAGAATCAATTATGCTTATTTTACAAAAAATAGGTGGTTTTACATTGGCTGAAGCTGACAAAGTAAGAAAAACTTTAAAACTTTTTTATAAAAAATATCAAGACAAATCAGAAACTTTTTTAAATGTAATCGATAAATTTAAAACACAAGCTATAAATAATGGTCTTTCAGAGGAAGGAACCGAAGTATTGTTACAAAAATTAGCTACTTATACAGAATATTCGTTTAACAAATGTCTTTCTGGTAATACTTATGTTCAAACTATTAATGGTATAAAACAAATTTCTGATTTTTTAGGTGGTGAAATTGTTATATCAGTTGATCCTGTTACAAAAAAAGTATATCAAACTAAAGTTAAAAAATTACATAAAAATGGTATAAAAAAATTATATTCAATTAAAACTGAAACAGACGAAATTATTGAATGTACGTTAGATCATAAATTTATGATAAAGTCTGGAAAAATGAAGACGTTAAAACAAATTATTGAAAATAACTATAAAATTTGTATTGTTGGTAATAAAAATGTAATTTTAAATAAAGACTCTTTAAAAGAAATAGGTTTTGAAGAAACATTTGATTTGGAAATTGATGATAAAAATCATAATTTTGTATTGTCAAATGGTATAGTAACATCAAATTCTCATGCCGTTGCTTATGCGATGAATGCTTATATTTCACAATGGCTTAAAATTCATTATCCCAAAGAATATTATGCAACGTTATTAAATTACACAAATATAGATGAAATTTCAATTTTTATTAAACAAGCTACTTTACAAAATGTTAAAATAGGTAGTTGTACTTATGGTAATTCGGACAACAAATTTACAGTTGATTATAAAAATAATATAATTAGATTTGGTCTTAATTTAGTCAAAGGATTAAGAACAAATGACATTGAAAAAATAAATAATAATTCTAAAATAAAAGACAAAGTAATGTTAATTAAATTTATAATTGACTCTAAACTTAACAAAAAAACAGTTGAAGTATTATCACGTTTAGGTTATTTTTCAAATATAATAAGTAACAATAATTTATTTACTGAAAAATTATTATTAAAATTAAAAAATTCTAAAAATTTTGATTTGGAATTAAATGCTTATTTAAAGTATGAGCCAAAATTTGCAAATTATCAAAAATACGAAACGTTACAATTTGAAAAGGAATATTTAGGATTTTATTTAAGTGAACACCCGTTTGGAGAGTTTTACAATAAATTATTACAAAAAAATATTGCAAAAAATTATATAAGACCTAAAGACTTAAATGAAATTTCAAATAAAAAACAAGGTATAAATTTAGTTGCATTATTAGGTGATATTATTTTGTTAAAGTCAAAAAAGACAGGTAAAGAATATTACAGGTTGGTACTTGAAGATGATGAAACACAAATAAATGTTACAATTTTTGACGCTGAATTGATTAAAAATTTAAACAAAGGTGATTTTATAAATATAATTATAAATAAAGATATTTTTGGTTATTCAGCTATTAAAAACAAACAAATAAAAATATTTAATAATGATAACGAAATTGATTTTAAAAATAAAATTATTGATTTTGAAACAATTAATGTGCAACAAAGAACAAAAAGGTTATTTTAATGAATGTATTAAGTTATGAATATATTGAAAATTTAAGAGTAGTTGCAGGCACATTACCTTCAGAGACTCCTAAAAAAAATACAAAGTTAATTAAAATTAATGATTCTATTGAAGTTGAGATGGTTGATCATAATTTAAATCCTTATAAAGCAATGTTTTTAACAGCAACTGCAACTTGGGGAAACAATGAATATGCGAATAAATGGAACAAAACTTTTAAAGAAGGTAAATTTGAAGTTATAAAAGCAGTTTTGTCTCATAATACATTACCTCAAGCACGTGAAGTTGTTAATTTTATTTTTAGAGTTAAAGGTGTTCCTCGTTGGCTTTTTGACGAACATACACAGGTTAAATTTATGACAATTATGAGTATAGGTTGTAGAGATAATAATAAATTGGATGCCGATATTATTACAGAATCAACATCAAATGTTTTTTTAAAATTAAAGGATTTATACGAAGAAACTTTAAATAAAAACGGTGGATCTTGGCAAGTTGCTCGAGCGTTTTTGTCTCAATCGTATTCGCATTCATATTTTTTTGCTCAAAATTTATTAGCTATTTCAAATGCAATTAACTTTAATTCAAATATTAAAAATTTATATTTAAATTATATTGTACCTGAGATTGAAAATAATTTCCCTTTATTAGGTGATTATTTAAATTCAATTTGGGATAAAAATTTAAAAAATAAATTTTTTGAAAAATTAAAAAATATGAAGTATAATGAATTGTCTGAATTAGACAAAAAATATTTTGGAGTATAAAATGATTGAATATAAAAATTTAAAAATTTTTAAAGGCGTTGAAGATTTAAAAATTGACATAATTTCATTAAATGAAGATTCTGTTGAATATACAGTCAGTAATACTCCTATTTGTCAATGGGATCAGCATTCACGAGCTCGTATAGGTATTAAATTTTTGGATTATAAAGTTAGTGACATTCCTGAATATGTAATGTATACATTTGTTTACAACGAAATGGTAAAAAATGAAAATTATAAAAATAAAGTATTGACAGCATTATTAGAATTAGAGGAAGAACGTAATAAATCAGATTTTAAAACAGACTTTAATTTAATGACACGTAATTGTTCATATAGAGTTATACAAACTTTTGAATCATTAGAAGGTCAAATGGCAAGACGTCTTAAATTATGTGAAGAAGAATTTATTGTTGGAACTCATGTACTTTTACGTGACAAATTAATTAAATTAGGACTTGAAAAAGCAAAAAAATATAAACCTGGTTGTGATTTTATTCAAAAATGCGATTATTCATCAGCTGACTATTTGTCAAATATGTTTGGTTGTTTATTTGCTGGATGTGGTAGATGGTCTTCTGGTACAAATTTTGCAACATTTAATTTTTCATGTACAACAGTTGAAGAAATTGAACAACAATTAATGATTGAATACCCAAAAAAAGAAATTTAAGGAGAAATTGAAAATATGTTTAATGATTTTTATTTAAATATAAAATTAGAAGAAAATGGAATTATGCCAACTCGAGCACATGATTCTGACGCTGGGTTGGACTTTTATTCACCTGGTAATTATGAAATTAAACCTAATGGTGATATTTTAATACCATTACAAGTTAGAACTGAATTTCCAAAAGGCTATGCTTTAATTTTTAAAGAAAAATCAGGAATAGCCACTAAAAAACATCTATCGCTTGGAGCATGTGTATCGAGTAGTACTTATGTTAAAACTAATAAAGGAACTTTTTCGGTTTTGAATTTAAACAGTGAATTTATAAAAAATAATGAAATTCAAATTTTATCTTACAATAGAGATTTAAACAAATTTGAATATAAAAATTTTGATGGATTTCGACCAACAGGAGAGAAAAAAGTTTATAAAATAACCTTTGAAGATGATTCGTTTATTGAAGTAAGTGAAGACCATAAATTTTTAACAGAAGATAATCTATATGTATCAATTGAACAATATTTAAACGAAGAAGAAAATATAAATTTTGATTTTAAAATTTTAAAATAATAAAAAGTTTTATTTGAAACAACAAAGGAGTTAATTTTAAATGAAAATAAAAAAAATAGATTTCATTGGAATTCAAAAAGTATACAATACCAACGTCGATGACAATGGTAATTATGTATCAGAAAATGGAATTGTACATAAAAATTGTGTAGTGGACAGTGAATATCGTGGTATTTTAAAATTACATTTATTTAATCACTCTAATATGTATGTACCAATTAAAAAAGGTGAAAAAATAGTCCAAGCTATTGTTATGCCTATATGGACAGGTCAACCTATTTTAGTTGATGAACTTGATTTAAACTCAAAAAGAGGTGAAGGTGGATTCGGATCAACTGATAAAAATTAAAACAAATATTGTCGAACTTAATAAATTATTCCAAATACCTTGTCAAGAATGGTACAGTAAATTTATTGATGGTAAAATTGATGCCCATCGAGCTTTTAATGAATATGGTGAACAATATAATTGGTTATATAAAAATTCCAATTATGATTTGATCGGATGGCAAATCGAAAATTATTGTTTTAATTGGGAAACAAGTAGTCATCATATTGTTCAAAATTGTCCAGAATATTTTGATACAAAAAAATATAATTGGAAAGAATATAGTTGGGCAATTGTTCGATACTCTCCACAATTTTTTGATACAGAGAAATATAATTGGGAAAAAGATAGTTGGGCAATTGCTACATTTTGTCCACAACTTTTTGATACAGAAAAGTATAATTGGGAAAAAGATAGTGCAGCGATAATAAAATTTTGTCCTCAACATTTTAATGCAGAAAAATACAATTGGAAAAAAGACAGTGCAATAGTTGCTATATTCCATCCACAACTTTTAGATGCAGAAAAGTATAATTGGGAAAAAGACAGTGGGGCGGTAAAAAAATATTGTCCAAAAAAATTAAAATTAAAACAAATTTAAAAAAATTTTTACAAATTTAATTTAAACTTTAAAAGAGAACAATATGAATTCAAGTCAACCGACAAAAATTAATAATTTACAAAACGAATATGTAAATTCAATTTTACAAAATATAAAATCTTGTGAAATTAATTTATTTAAAAATTTTGATGATGATAATAAAATTTACAAATACGAATTTGATTTCATATCGAACGACGATAAAGTTCATAAATACGAAATTGTTTTTAAAATAAATAAAGAATATAATTTTTCACTTTCATCAGAATTTAAAAACAAATCATGAAGCAAATCAATCCTCCATTAGACCAAAAATATTTGACTTTTGGCGATTTTGTTGATTTAGTTTATGTTTTTGGGTATAAAAACAAACATTACATTAAAGAAAATTTAAGAAAATTAGGAATTTACAATCCAATTTTTACATTAAATGATTTTAATAGTACTTTTTTTAAAAATTTAAAATATTTTTTGAATGATGATAAAAACACAAAACGTATTTTATTTTTAAAAGACAATGTTCATTTTCATTCAAAAATTGTTGATTATTGTTGGTTAACAAATAATAACGTTCCTTCAAATTTTGACGTTTTTTTAGTGGGTTATGAAGGTAAAATTAGTTTAGGTGAAAAAATAAATTATTTTACCTTTAATTTACCTAATCCTGACAATATAGAGTTAAAATTAATTAAAAATTATAACGAAATAAATGACATTTATGGTTTAGTTTTAAATAAAGATTTTATTTTAAACTTAAATAATGAAGTAAATTCAATTGAAGATATATTAAAAAATACTAATTCTAATCATATAATTTTAGCACCTACTATAAAATATTTTGAGACTGATATAAATGACTCTAACTATGTTCCAATAGTACAAAAAGATTTAAATATTTTTAAATTTAGACAACTTAATGAACATTTTGGAGACTCAATTTGGTATATAACATTTTTTAATAAATTACTTAAAAAATATTCAGAAATATCAATTTATTATTATGTTCGCGGCCACTACTTATATGAACTAAATAAATTAAAAACTTCAAATCGTCTTCAACTTTTTGATATAAAAGACTTAAATGAAGACATACCATTTATTCATTTTGGACAAGATGATAGTGTTTTGGAAACAGCTCAAAAGTTTTCGTTTCAATTTTCAAAAATAAAGCAATATTATTTTAATGATTTTTTAAAAAAGCATTTTAATATCAACAATTTTGAGTTTAGTGAAGATGAAACATTTTATGAGAATGATGATATAAAAAATAATTATAATTTTGAATTTTTAATTGTTAACTCAAATTCAATGGCTTTAAATTTTGCCACTGAAACTGAAAAATTAAATGAATTATTTGAAATTTTAGCCGACAAATTAAATGAACTTAATGTAAAATTTATAACAACTGAAAAAATAAAGGATTATCCTTGTACTCGTGAATTAGCACCCAATTTTATAGATATTTTTAATTTATCACAAAATTTAAACTATATTGTAGGTATGGACACTGGTCCTGTAAATGTAGCTGTTAATAAAAATAACTTATATAAACTTAAAAAATTTATAATTTTAAACACAAATGGATGGAATTATAATAACTATAAAAATTCAATGGCAATTTTTAGTACAAAAGATTTTGAAAATTTAATAAACAATTTAGGTGATTTTTTAAATGGAAATTAAAGTTTACAAAGACAAAATATACCCTCATTTTCAAACAGAAGGTTTCGCTGCTCAATATGTATTTCCTTTTGCTCAAAAAGTATGTGAAGGAGTTGGTTGTGATATAGGTCCAAACAAACTCGAGTGGGCTTTTCCAGGTTCTATACCAGTGGATATTGTTTTTAATGACAAATTTCACGCTTTAAATTTACCTAAAACTAAAAAATTATACGATTACATTTTCTCATCTCATTGTTTAGAGCATATAAAAGAAAATTGGACTGACGTTTTGGACTATTGGATGTCCAAAATTAAAGGTGGCGGTATTTTATTTTTGTACTTACCTGATTATTCACAAGAATATTGGAGACCTTGGAACAATAAAAAACATATTCATATTTTTACGCCTCAAATAATGCAGGATTACTTTAATGACAGAAATGATGTAAAACATTTTTTTGTCTCAGGTATTGACCTCTATAATTCTTTTTCGGTTGTTGTTGAAAAAGCAGGTTTTTAAAATGGGTTATATTTGGGATCACGATGTAAAATTTTTAAAAAATAAGTATAGTTTAAGAAATTTTGTTGAGACAGGTACTTATAAAGGTGATGCAATTTTATATGTGTCTCAATTTAATTTTGAAAAATACTACACTGTTGAACTCAACGATATTTTTATACAAATTGCTCTTGAAAAATTTAATGGTATTAAAAATTTTAAAATTTTTAAAGGTAGTTCGTCTTATTGCCTAAAGACTATTTTGCGTGAATTAAATGGATGCCCTACACTTTTTTGGCTTGATGCTCATTTACCCGACATATACCCAGAAACAAATGACGAAATTTTAGAGGAAGACTTAAGGTTTCCACTTATAAATGAATTAAATACAATTTTAAAAAATAGAAATATTTCAAACGACTGTTTTATAATTGACGATTTGAGACTTTACGAGGATTTAAATTATGAAAAAGGCAATATTGATGATGCACGTAAACCTAAAAACCAAGATTTAAGTAAAGTTATAGAGAAATTTGAACATACTCACAACATTATAAAGTCTTTAAATAGCGAAGGCTTTTTAATTTTTGAGCCTAAAGGAGATTGAAATGGATGTTTTATTTAGAGCACCTTTGAAACTTACTGATTTTGTTGATCAAATTTTTATTTTAGGATCAAAAAATTTTTTAAGTATAAAAAGAAGTCTTACGAATTTGGACTTTACAACTAATATTAATTTTTTTGTGCAAAATAATGAAAATTTTATACAACAACTTAAAAATTTTGACTTTAAAAAAAATATTTTAATTTTAAATTCAGACTATTTTGTAGACGATGAGCTTATTTATAAAAATTTAAATTTTGTAGTTGCACCAAATATTAATAAATTTGACATTATTTTTTGGAGTGGAGAATATGAAAATTTAAAATTAATTGAGGGCTTAGGTTCATATTGGGATAAACTAAATACTTTTAAAAATAATATAAACGACATAAATATTTATAAATTAAATGAAGATGTTATTATAAAAAATTGGCATGCTGTTGTAATTTCAAATGAATTTTTAAAAAATTTACCAAACAATATTAAAAGTATAGAAGAACTTTTATTTTTGTCAAAAAATAATTATATAGTCCAACCTAATTTATTAAAAAAAAACTTAATCAAAATTACTAAAAGTCCTAATTTCTCAGTTGTTTTAAATTTTAAACAGGGTGATCATTTAGGTGACAATTTATTCACTTTAATATATCTAAATAAATTAGTAGAGAAATTTAATCATATTTATATTAATTTTTATATAAATTCAAGTAATATTTCACAAATTAATAAATTAAAAACAAATAATAATATTCAAATTTTTGACATAAATGAAAGCTCAGAGGATATTCCTTATTTAGGACTCGGTTTTGACTTAAAACTTTTTGAGGATGCCAATTATGTTGACAAGGATCTTTTATATTTTAGGTTATTAAATTACGAAAAATTCTCAAAATTTTTAAATGTACCTAAATTATTTTATAATATTGATGATGTACTTTATAGTAACAAAAATATAAAATTTGACGAATCAGCTAATTATACTCATATTTTAATAAACTCAAGATCGATGTCTTATACATTTTCAAATTCTTATAATTTAATAAACGAACAATTTATTAAAATAGCTGATTTTCTTTATAATAAAGGAATTAAATTTATAACAACAGAAAAAATAAAAGACTACCCTTGTACTCGTGAATTATATCCAAATTTAATTGACATTTATAAAATAACTCCAAATTTAAAAGTTATAGTTGCTATTGACACAGCTCCTTTAAACATAGTTATAACAAAAGAAAACTATAAAAATTTAAAGCAATTCTTACACTTAAATCAAAATATTTTTAATTATAAAAGGTCTATACCAATAAGTCAAAATATAAGACAAATTAAAGAATTCGAACAAATTAATTTAAATTCTTTAGTATAAAGTTGATATTATAATTTTTAGTTTTTTGTCTCTATTAATCCAACCTTTGAGGAATTTCTTTTTAGAATGGTTATGCTTTACAATCAAATACCTAAATTTTATTCTTTTATCGCAATATTGAAGAGCTCTTAAAGAATCATTTAACGTTGAATCAGTTTCGTTTAAAAGTTTTTGAGCACCTGTGAGTCCAAAATTAACTGCTGTGTCAAAATGTACCAAACACATTCTTATTGGCATTTCTGAGGCTCTAGACTTAAAGTAATACATATTATAATAGATTTCATATACTTCATTTTTCGTGATGTTTATAACGTCGTTTCTTTTTAAATGATGGGTATTTCTATATTTATTATAAGTTCCTTGTGTTATTCCGAAATTTGTATGTTCTTCTTTAAAGTAGCCACCTTCAAATTTTAAAACAATTTCAATTGTTTTTACAAATTTTTGGTCTTCGGCTGTGATGTTTTGAGCGATTTTGGTATTTGCATTTAAACTTATTTTGTAAAAACTTAAAAAAAACAATAATATGTAAACAATTTTTCTCATTTCTTAATATATATTTAAAAATAAACAACTTAAAAAAATGACAAATTCTCAATACTTTAAAAATATTATTTTGACCGCTTTTAGCATAAATTACGATCAATCTTTATTAATTTTTAAGCAGTATATAAAAATTGAAGAGGTGCATCCTTCTTTAAAGACGATTAATATGAAATTTAATTCTTACTTAAAGGAAAGTCCTGATTTGGCATTCCAGTTAATTCAACATTTACACCAAGAGGTTATGAACAATTCTGCTCAAATGAGACAAAGAAACTCAGCAGGCATAACATATTAAAAAAATAAATAAAATGTTTTGCGAAAAAATACAAATTTTAGATGATTACAATTTGTTAATTGATGAATTTTTTGTTTTTTCAGCCAAATATTGTCCAAATTCTTTAATTACTTGGAATAAACAAACATTTACTTTAAAGTTAAAAACTCCATTTTTTGAAAATTTTACATTTAAAGACTATATTGAAAAAAATGAATTAAAGTTCATACAATTACTTACAACATTTAATAGTAATTTAATTTTTGGAAATTGGACAAATAATGAATTTTTTGTGACTGATATACTTAATATAAACAAAAAATATATAAACTATGAAATTTACAATACTTATTTAGATGAAACGAATATTAAATATTTACATACTTTAGGTAAATTTACTAAAAGCTCATTTTTAGAGAATTTAAAAAATAAAATATTTAAAAATGAAAATTTTATTGTAAAAAAATACGATTCTCAAAATTTTTATAAAATAAATTTAAACAAAACCTAAATTAAATTATAAAAATTTTAAATTAAATTGTAATGGACTAAAAATGATAACTTACGAGAACTTTGCATTTTTAATGAACTCTATAAAAAGGCAACTAGAATCAGATAAAGAAATTTCACATAAAATAATGGAGATGTTTCACAATTCTTATTTTGTAAAAGATACTGTTTTAATTGATGATGCAATAACTTTTTTAAAGACTGAGTTTAATGACACAGAAGATTGGATTAGTTATTTTATATTTGAACTTGAGTTTGGTGAGCTTGCTACACCAGAGTCAGTTTTAGTTGATAATAAATGTGTTCCAATTGCAAATTTAAATGATCTCTATTTAAATTTTTTAGTTCCAAACTACATAAAAAAAATAAGGAGTTAAACACAAAATGAAAAAATTGCTAATTTTAACATTTTTTTTGATTGCAACCGGTTTATTTGCTCAAGTTGCAACAAATCAAGGTAAAGGAATTCTTGTTCAGCCAACGCCTGTAACAAAACCTATTACACAACCTATAACAAAACATGAAGCAAAACACATAAAATATGAAGCAAAGCACATAAAACATGAAGCAAAGCATATAAAACATATTACTAAACATAACACAAAACACAATTTTAAACCTGTAACTAAACCTATAGTAAATCCTGTAACAAAACCTGTAACTAAACCTAATTTATTTTAAATTTTTTAAAAAATAAATTCAAAAGAAAAAGGACTTATTTTATTCAAAAGAGGTCCTTTTTCTTTTAAAGTAAAAGGAGAGGTAAAGATGGATGAATTTGATGATATTTTTGACGAATACGATCCCGCTAATGATTGGGTCTTGCATGGTAATAAGGCTATTGAATCTGAAAATGATGTATATTGGAAAAAGCAACCTGAAAAATTTAATGACGACAATTATGATACTTGGAAAACACGAAGTAAACAATATAAAAAATGAGAAATAAAACAATTAATGGTGAACTAACACAACTCTAAAGAGTTGTATCTTCCTGCTTCATAGTTCACACTTACAATAGATTTTAAATAATTTATTGCAGAGGAGTTAAACTCCACAGGCTTAAAATTCCTACGTTCCATAGGTA